TACGTATTCACGTGACCTTCCGCCCAATCAACCAACTTATCTATACGGAAGCCCGTGCCAATCCTAATACGATTGGACTCTCCAATATACCCTGCGGCAGTACCCCGCTGTATAATCCTATGTTACCCATTCTAGGATCGCCCTTTTGGCAGACCAATCCGCCATCGGGTCCAACGGGACCGGTATATACAATGAATGCGCATATGGGCACAACGCCGGTAACGGGTGGATATGTACCAGGTATGCAGATGCCCTTGAGATTTTCGCCGACGGCGGCATATGTAATGATTGAGTATATTTCATTAGAAGAGCAGGAGGCAATTGCGTTCCGAACGGCGGAGTTGACGTATCAGGTACAGCAGCATTTTGCGATTCAGCCCGAGGAGACTTTGGGTCAAACGGAGATTCATTTGGATATACCGTATGCAAATCCTACGAAAGAAATACTTTGGGTTCTACAACGACCTGAGGCGGAGATTTATAATGCGTATTTCTTATTTACACGGGACCTCTTCCCAACGCCGGTATCACAGCCGACAGGCGGAGTTCCACCGCCGCCGAATCCTTGTACGATTCCGTGGTGGCCGAATGCGCTTCTTCTACCGAACCAAGCGAACAACTGGCAGGTTCAGCCTGGATTTTATAATGCGTATTCGGAGCCGTTGGCGGGTGCGGCGCTTCACTATAATTCATATGAGCGCTTTGTTCACGAGGGTGGGTCCTTTTTCCGTTCGGTGATTCCGTCGCAGTATTATGTGAAAGAGGCGTGTATTGACCGCTATGTGTATGCGTATGCGTTTGGACATAAGAACAACCGGTTGGAGTACATGCCGAAAGGTACGGCGAATTGGGATAAGATAGCGCGCAAGGAGCTCTATCTTACAATCAATAACGCACGGGGTGGAGGACCCCCGCCGAATTTCAATATCTATGCGTACATTACGATTTGGAATATATTTAAGGTGTACGGTGGTCGCGGTGGTATGTTATTCAGTAACTAAGCACCCCAACCAACAAAAAATTGACAATAAATTTTATTTATTATCAATTTACAAAACCAACCATGTACATCGGATATGCAATTAGTATGATGACTGCGTTTACTATGTTTGGTTATAGGCAGTCTTTAGAAGATTCTTGGGTACGCTATAATGCACTGAGGGATCATCTTGCCAAGTACGACCTAGATATTTACTTTTACGACAAGAACGTCTATATTCTAGGTATGCGAGTAGATGAATTTAGTGCGATCAACGATACCCACTACACCGTGAATGATGCGATTGAAGTTATGATTGCGTATAAGCATAAGGTCACTGCAGCACTGAAGGCAGCCGGTGCTAATCTAGCAGAGTTTGATATTGAGGTGATGGAGGGGGAGCCAACCAAGGTCCAGAACCCGCAGCCGTACGTCATCACTTAGTTTACCCGAAATTGCTTTAATGTCACTTCAATAGGTTTTTTTGCTCCACGAGGCAGATTTACCGTTGCGATACGACCGTAAGCCGCAAAAGAGACGTTTCCGTTCCAGCATATACCGTCTTTGATATACCTGTCAAAGTGTGCCTTGAGTTCTTGGACTTCGGGGGATGAATAAGGAATACCTAAATCAACTGTGAGTTTCTTCAAAACCGCAATTGATTCTTTGAGCCGGTCCGCCTGTGGTTTCTCTGAAATCACAGAGTCAGACTGAGACATTTATCAACCCACCGAAAAAAAGCGTTACTTACTACCGCCGGTCTCAGGAATGGGTGCTGACACGCATGTGCTCACACAGACATTCATTCCGTGGTAGTAGTCGTACTTGTTTTCAAAGGAGGGAAAATTCTTAATGCACGTGCTAGTTGTATAGCAGCAGGTTGTGCTGAGTTTTCCACAATCACCACCGGCGTTATTTCGGACAAACTGAGCATATTGATTCACGTACAGCGCTTGTGCCTTGTTTTTACGAATTGTATCGGACGCGTCCATCTACTCATGCTCTTGAAAACTTTGCGTAATATTCGCCGTAGCTTGCCTTTGGCGAGACGTACTGAACGGAGATGAAATGACATCGGGGTCGCCTACAGTTGTATTACGGCTGAGGAAGAAACCGTGCTGTGTGCCGAGTGCGGTCACGTTACTCACCATTCGGGTTAGCATGTCAACATCCGTGTCCACTACGGGTCCTTGTTGCCGCCGAACATCATCTAGCATTTCATCCACCTGGGCTTGAAGACGGAGAATGAAGGAGCGACCGGCGGCGGGTGAAAGTGCTAGACGGTGCTCTGCAGCGGTGAGTTCGGCAATTGCACCGGCATAGTCTTTTTGTACAATCATCTCAGATACAGTTGTCATTGTGTGGACAAGGTGAACCCGCTGAACCTGTTCTTCCATCTCCATAATATCAAGTCCTCCAACGGACGGCGTAGCAACATACTGATGCGTAACTCCTCCTTCGGTCCACGTGAGCTGAACAGGCAAGCAGGGACCACGAAAGACAGCCCACTGGGGCTTATCGGCGATAAGGGAACCTACACGATAAACTTCAGGACGCGAGACATCCACGCCGAGTTCAAGGCAGTGACATCCCGCCTGAGCGGTCAGATAGGCACTTGAACCGACCTGGTCAATGAGTCCGCCGACAATATCGCCAATGATAGCGGGGATGAGTTCGGCAACATCGGCGTATGTATAAGAGCCGCAGCTTCGCACTGCCATATCACGGAGCATTTGAGCGTTATGATTATTACCAAAACCGAGAGTATTTACAGGTGTTCCTTTCTGTAGCCGCGCCGCAATAAGCCTTAGCAACCCCGCAGAGCTCGTAATTCCTGTGTTGACGTGTCCATCGGTCATTAGGAAGACAGCATCAATCTGTGATTCACTTATATCACTGAGCACCTCAATTGCATCCTCCATATTTGTACCACCATCCGCGGTCAACCGGTCTACGATACGATGAATATCCGTCTTAGCACGGGCATTCATGTTGGCACCATTAACAACAACTGATGCGGTACTGGCATACTGAACAATTGTCAGCATATCCCGTTCCTCCATACGGTCAATGAGCAGGTGTAGAGTGCGGATAACGGCGGCAAGCGGACCCCCATCCATACTTCCACTCGTATCTAGCAACAAAGCGATATGGTAGGGCGTACGATCAACGCCGACCGCCCGCGTAGGTAGAATTCTTACAATAAGGTCACTGCCGTAATAGGAGGCATTCACTTGAACGGGCATTTTATGCACATTCAAATAATAAAAACCGACAACTCAATTTTTTTCGCCATTTACTGCTGTGTATCACTCGCATAATTTTGGGTGAGTACAGTTACGGCACGCTTATACTTAATATAGTCAGTATGCGACCGAAACGTAGGAAATGGTGTACCTTGAACCGGAGGGGTAGTATTGGAATATCCAGCAAGTAGTGTCTTACCTTCTTTAAAGTTCATTGAATCTGCCCCAGACCGATCATTCGGCTGCTTACGAAAAAGTAGCACATCGCAGCTCTGGGCACAGTAGTTTACTGTGGACAAAGGCAACGCCGGATCAGGGTAATAGATGTACGTCTGGGTTGAGCCATAGTACGGCGGCGCCTGTGACGGAACCGACATATTTAATGAGCGACCAGAAATTCTTTCTCGTAAGCGGACTCCATTTCGGGCAGGGGCGCTTCGCGGTAATCGCGAATAAACTCCACCGACTTACCCTTACGAATGCTAATCGCACCTGAATTCATAGTAAAAATGGTATAGAGTGTCTTGGCACCGCCAGCGGGTCCTCTAGACCAGTAATTCGCACTACGTTTCCACTGATTTGCCGAGGAATCGTAGACGATTTGCGCAGCCGAAAATACAATGCCAGACGGAGAGATGACTGTCGTATCACACTGTTCGCATACGACGCCGAGTACCTTTCCTGAATGTTTCACCACATCGCCAATCGCAATGCTATCCATACGTTTCCATTCTCCGTCCGCCATCAACACTTCGCTAGAACCGGCGACTCCAAGGCTGTAATCCATGACCGGTTCTTCTCCGTCAACCCTTCCATTCAAAGCCTTTGTAGCCATACGCTGCGTCTCACCCACCACAGCAGCCGTATCGTGCTCGTCGTAGTCCGCTACCAGCAGTCCGTCCTTTCCAACACGGAACCGATGTCCGCTGACGTTCAGGCACACGAGTTCTGGAACCGATCCTGCCCATACCGCATCAGGGTGTGCCTCTGCCGGCACCATCCCGTCAGACCCCGCCAAAACATAGTGCGCGCCGCTCACGACCACGTCACCAATACGTACCATCGGCGTAGAGCCGCCGGCGAAGCGGAAAACCGACGTCACAACAGGCGACTTATTGTTAGGAACCTCAGCCAGCACATCACCAATCACAACATCCTTAATCGTCTTATGCGTTCCATCTGCCATCTTAACCACCGTATCAGGTGCAAAGCAGAATTCAAATAAGAATTTTACAAGGTCGTTGTTACCTAAATTAAAGGCGGCGGTCATTGCGGACTGTCCCATAAAGAGTACGGCGAACATAGAGCCGTATACCTTGCCCATCAAATTGAGGATACGAATAAAACTCATACGGACGTTGTTCATCAAGAACTGAATCTTATTGCGTACACTGGCAATGAAGTTCTCCACGCCGCCAAGGAAGTTTGAAAACATTCCGCGAATACTCAAAGCCGAATTGACGATGGTCATAAGAACGCCTTGAAAAGTACCCAAAATACTGTAAATAGGCGCAAAGACTTCGGCGGCTTTGCCTTGAAAAATACTTTGAACACAGAAATTGAAATTATCAATCGGATTGTATCCAAAATTGCCTACAAATGGCATAAATAATGGATTACACCGGTAATTGCCGAAGTTCTTTTTAATATCGGCTAATAAGTGTAATTGAAAAGCGCCGACTAATAAACCAATTTGCACAGCAGTAATAAGCACAAAGACGATTATAGTTCTTGTATAACCCTCTTTCCACGCGGTCAATCGTTCAAACTCGGATGTTTCCATTCTGAAAACCCTCTGTTGAAAGCCGTGATTTTACTTGGGTCTTACGACACGCAGTGAAACCTTTCGCTTCTTACGTGTCTCCCGCTTTCGCCCCCCGCCATTTACAGGTTTTATATTTACCATCGGGGTTGTAGTATCTTCGTCTACATCATTCCAACTAGCAACAGAAAAAAAGCCGCCCATCCTACTTATAATGTGCGTTTAATCCACGCAATATCCGTCTTGAAGACTTTGCTAGCGCGCGGTGATGTGTGCTTCGTATACGTAGCAACCGCCTGGAGCTTACGACGAACTGATAGCGAGCCGTAGCGTTTAACAGCCTTCTTTAACGCAGAACGGCGAGACTTCACAGACTTCTTGACTACATTGGTGTAACCGAACTGTGAGAGTTCGCCCTCACGTAATGGACCTATACCGGGACTCCCGTTAGGACCACGGTATCCCTTACCTGGACGACCAACATTCTTAATCAATCCAGACGAAACCCGTACACGCGTGCCACTCTTTGTCTTACGTGTATATGCCGCACGGCGAATATAACCACGTTGCTTACGGGTTACGCTCATTGACTTCTATTACGGTTCTATAAATTGTAGAATTCATACACCCAATTCAAGAGGATGTGGGCTTTCATAGGTTTGACTGGAGCACTTCTTGTTGGAGTCTTGTACTTCTTTGCTATGTCAAATAAAAAGGAGGTACTGGATCACTGGGACGAGTACAATCAAAACATATTATTCGTCTTTTTCTTAGCACCTTTCTATAAGCCAGATAATGATTCGCGGTCCCGGCTTCAATTCGCTTTTGATAATTTCAATAATCTATTGTCTACCTTTGCCAACAATACAATGAAAACAATTATGCAACCGGTAATGCAGGTATTTAAGTTACTTACTGACGCAATTGGACAAACCGTAGAAGGATTGTTCAATGTACGAGGGCTTCTCAAGACTATGTGGAGTCAATTCAACAGTATGACGGAGGTATTTATGACTCGGTTTCAAGGAACTCTCACCGCCTTGCGCGCGACCTTTATGAAGTTAAATGGAGCGATTGGTAAGACATTTGGCGTTGCGGTGGCGGGCATTATGTCAGGTATCTCGGCGCTTCAAGCGACCCTGAGTGTATTTGATTTGGTAATTAATATTATTATTACAATTTTGGTCATTATTGCGGCAATTTTCATTTGGCTACCGTTCCTTTTCATTGCGGTGATTGCAATTATCATTATGGCGGTGAATGCGATTAACGACGCGGGTCAGGGAGACAGTATTACGGGCATTGCGGGCGTCTTCTGTTTTGCCGAGGGTACCCAAGTGGAAACTGCCGAAGGCGTGCAGCCAATAGAATCTATTAAACTGGGAACCGTCCTTGCTGACGGTGGGGAAGTAAGAGGCACCTTAGCCTTTGAGCAGGATACCGATGATATGTACGACTTGTACGGCGTTCAGGTGAGCGGATCGCATATTGTCTACACCGACGCCAAACCAACACTCGTAGAAAACCATCCAGCCGCCCAAAAACTGCCGCAGCAGCAGCGGAAGGTGTATTGCTTTATTACATCCACGCGTCGTATCCCCGTCAGCAGCGCCAACGGTACTCTTCAGTTCGCCGATTGGGAGGAGTTAGAGAACAACCTAGATGACCTCAAGATGTGGAATAAGCAAGTCTTTGCGCTACTCAACCCGAACCAGATTTACATGGAGCCGAGCTCGCATTGCCTTAAGTCCGAAGCCGGTTTTACGGGGCAGACACACGTTATGACGCAATTAGGTCCTGCTGAAATTCGTGGAATTGTCCCCGGATGTAAAATCACTGATGCCGACGGCAAACAGACGACAGTACGTGGCATTGTACGACTCGCCTCAGAGGAGATTATCAATGCGGTCAAGCTGAGCGAGACATCGTATATGTCATCCGGTAATTGGACGAAAGTGGCTGACACTTGGCTACAGCAACATACATTATGCGCCAGCAAACCTGCTGACGAAGAGTGGTACCAACTTTTTACGGAGTCAGGCACGTTTATGGTGATTGAGGGCGGACAGTTTATTGAGGTACGTGACTTTACCGATGTTGGAAGTTCAGATATTCATAAGACATACGATTGGGTCCTAGAAACCTTAGCGGAGAAAATCTAATCTATAACTAAAGCAAATGTCTCCCAGAATTACATTCGTGCTCGTAATGTTGGGTCTGCTCCTCTTGGCAAATCTCCTGATGGTGTACGGATTCACCAACTACCCTGTGGTCAACGCCGAGGGATTCATTGATTACATGCTGGATAATGCCTCCCCCATTGGTAATAACTACCAGGCGATTGGCACGTACGATAACATTGTAAAGAAGCCGGCGAACGGTCTCTCTAACTGGCGCGGACCGGCGCCAAATGAGCCGCTACTGGGTCCCGATGTTGAGATTGGTCCCGACAACCTCTTCATGTTCAAGAACAACCAGTGCAAGCCTGAGTGCTGCCCTGCGTCTTTCAGCTGCGGTGGCGGTTGCGTTTGCACGACGGCGAAGCAGCGTGATTTTATTAACAGCCGCGGCGGCAATCGTAATGAGCCCACGGATCTGTAAACAATCAATTACTTTCATAATTTCATATTATGCTACAAGCATATGATGAAATTTGCTTCTGCGCCCATTCCTGCGCCCATCCTTGCGCCCATCCCTGCGCCCACCCCTGCGCCCACCCCCACCAAGGTTTCATAATATGCTAAAAACATATACTGAAATGTGTTCAAACTCCCTTGCCGGTAAACGCCGCATCAAGCGTAGCACCAACAAGGGGAGTATTAATAGCCGTGAATGCGTTATCAGCAGGCGTGCCGACAGTTAGATTTGCCTCATCGGGCGCACCTCCCTGCGGCATTAAGGAACGGTTGAGTGTCTTGAGGGTTACTTGTCTCGTTTCTGCGAGTGCCTCGGCGGGCTTCACGTAGTTAAACGCCGACTTTTCCGTAACAGGGTCATTTGTCTCCTGCATATTTACGTAGTTCTCAAAAAACTCCTTCTCATTGAGCTTAACAGTGTGAACGCGTCCGATGAGTCCCTCGCCCATACACTTACGGTAGTGAATATGGGGCGATAGCGTGCCCTTGATAGGTACGCTATACGGCTGCGGTTTACGTACCTTGAGTCTTGCAATGCCTGACTGGTCTGCAACTGCAACACCGGCATTACGATACGTGAGATAGGCATGCTTCCAATCATTTACCTCGTGTAGATCCTTATTATTAGGTTCCGCCGCCCAGTAAAGGACTTTTGTGCCGGGACCTACGTGAACCTCGGTGGAAATATCGGCATTCTCGGGAGTCTGAGGCTGTAGTACTTCGCAAGGGATTAGCGACTTGCCAAGGAAGGGGAGATAGCTATCACGGTTGAATCCAATAAAAAGCGCAGCCAGACCAACAACGCCAAAAATAGCATTGGCAACAATCACATTACGTCCCGTTACGTATGTAACGAGGTCCTTGCCCATAAAGCTCTTAACTCCCCAGTTAAGACCGCCAATTATAAGGAGAACCATAGCAATCATATATGCCTTCGCCTTCCAATAGTGGTTCATTCTCTGTTATTATGGGTCTATAAAATCAATTCATAAATTTGCGTATCTGCGGGTATATCCTTGACGTTACAACGGAACTGTGCGAACAATGGCTTTTCTACTTGTACTTTTGGCATAGCATTGTGAACTTCGGCGGCAAGAGCACGGTATAGGTCAAAGTCAGGGTAGCGCTCCTCACCCGCAGGCGTACGAAGTACATTCTTACCGTTATCATCGGTGAGCCACTCCCACAACAAGTTATAAATGGGGCTGATCGTTTCGGGATAGAGTTTTGCGCCTTCGCGTGACATAATCTTAACAGGCGTCGCATTGGCAGGTCGGTCCGGAAAGAGTGATTCAAGCAGCGATACGGCAAGGCGGCACAGGTCAAACGAGGTATTAGGCTCTACCTTCTTACCCTCGGCGGAATCGTAAAACGGCTCGCAATTGTACTGGGTGGCAGCGTCGTTTCCAGGAAAAAATGCGTCGGAAATGAAGAAGCCGGCACCAGGGACGGTGAAGGAGGCACGACCGAAATCAATAATCTTCATCAGGCGTCCGTATGTAGGAATCTTCATATACCAGGTCTCTTTACCCCGCCCAGGCGTAACACGGTAGTAGATATCAGTCACTCCAGTGCCGTTCCACATAATATTATTGGTATGTAAGTCGTTGTGAACGAAGCCGAAATAGTGCTGGGCAACAACCAGACCCGCGATCACTTGGAAGAGCCACGCCGCCCAGCGCGCGTCTTTTGTCTCTAGCATACCGACATCATCCGCATCCTCGTCTTCTAGTAAAGTATCCATTGTGCCGTCCGCTTTCTCAAGGAGTGAAACCTGTACGGGGAAATTGGAAAATTCTACAAGTTCTTCCACTTCGTCACTATCATACGAGGAACCAGAACCAGAACCAGAGCCAGAACCAGAGCCGGAATCGGACATACGCTTGAGCCTCAATTTAGGATTTGTTAGTTTCACAGGCTCTTCATTCGTTACAGCGGGCTCCTCTTCACTGATAGTAATATCATTGGTAGCAGTTACAACAATCGCAGTACCTGTATCGGCATCTACTGATACGAAATCGTCAAGAGATAGCGCCTCACCAGGTTGCGTAAAGAGTGTTTCTATGTGTTTCTTTCCCTCTTCGTCCGCCTGATACTTGAACAGACCTAGACGCTGATGTACATTCCACCACGGCTTTCTACGTAGAGAATCGTACTCTTCGGAAATATTATAACTATAAGTATCTACGCGAGCAGAGAATGTGCCGTAGCAGCGGCACCAATGTGGCGAAATACGGCTCTCAACAAACTTAGAGGCGTAGAGAGCAAAGAGGCAGTCAACATACGCTTCATTAAGCGGATTATTGATTTTCATAAGCGTATTTTTCCATAGATCGCTGGGTGCAGAGAGAGCGCCATCTGATGGTAAAACGTATTCGCCCTCCATTGCGGCGAGCGGATCTACAAGATGAATACGCTTAATGAAGATATCCTTTGTAGTTCCGTCCGCCATCTTGAGAGCGCCTTCAAAGGATGAGTCGTTCTGGCGTTCAATGCCGGTTATACTCTCGCCTGAAATACCGAGCCAGGACGACTGAAACCCTACAATAGACGCCTCAAGAGACGGTTGTAGTTTCTCAAGTGCCGAGAAGTACGCTTGGGGTTTCTTAAATTCGCTCATTGCCTCACAAATTGTTGTTGGCATTTGAGCAGGAGTACTGGATAGTAATAGTGATTCAGGTAGTTCGCTGACGGTGGGTTTTGCAATACGCACGTTTACTTTACCACCGGCGTTACCTGCTGCTGAGCCGCCACGACCTCCGCTAGCGCTACCACCACGACCACCTCTTGGAGCACCACGAATAGGACCACCGCGACCTCGGTTGCGATTACCAGGCATTTCTAAGTTTCAGACCGGGTCTAATTTAAGAGACTTTCCGCATACTCGTGGCGAGGATACGCGGTAAAAGAAAAATGGCTGAAATAGGTATCAACACAGATGAGTGCTCCGGCAAGACCTGGTATGGGTTTGACGGCGATGTTGCCGACGATGGGTGGCGATTCTGCCTCCCCCCGCCCCACCATGAATCTGCGCCTCTCCAAATTTAATATGAATATGATTCCGGATGACGGCGTTGTTTTGTTTATTGGACGCCGTGGTACGGGTAAGTCCTGGCTTATTAAGGACTTAATGTGGTATAAGCAGAAGTTTCCTATTGGCACCGTATTCTCTGGCACGGAGGGCGCGAACGCTTTCTACGGTTCAATGGTGCCGAGTCTGTTTATTCACGATGAGGTGGTGCCGCAGACGGTCTCTAACGTGCTCAAGCGACAGGAGCAGATTACAAAGACGATTCGTAAGGAGACGGAGGTACGCGGATCGTCTGCACTAGACCGTAAGGCTTTTATCATTATGGATGATTGCTTATACGATAATAAGTGGGTGAACGATAAGTGGATTCGTTCGCTATTCATGAACGGACGTCACTACGGGCTTCTATACATTCTTGCCATTCAGTACGTGATGGGTATTCCGCCGGTCCTACGAGGACAGGTGGATTACGTGTTTATCCTGAGAGAGAATCAGGTCTCAGCCCGTCGCCGTATTTATGAGCAGTTTGCGGGTATTTTCCCAACGTTTGAGTTGTTCTGTCAGATTATGGACCAGTGTACCGAGGACTACGAATGTTTAGTGATTCACAACGGTGCACATACGAATAAGATTGAGGATTGTGTGTTCTGGTACAAGGCGCAGCCGCATCCTGATTTTAAGATTGGGTCGCGGGATCATTGGGTTAGATCGGCGGAGTACGAGCGCCAGAAGGAACTTGCAGAACAAGCAGGCGAGACGGGCTTGCCTATGTTGACGACGGGAGGGGCGACAAAGGGACCGGTGCTTCAGGTAAATAAGTATTAGTCTGAGCAGCCAACTCTGCTAGATTTTGTTGTTCGTATTGTTGCCACCGCTGAAAGAATTCTAGAGTCCGCGGAGTCCAACGTCGCCCCCGTGCACGTGGATTGAAAGGATTTCTCCATAAATAACCAGGTGCAGCGTAAGGGTCCTGACGAGCAAGTTCTCTTAATGCGTTGCCTAGTTCCATTGGTATTCTTTGTACCATTTACAAAACCTACACAAAAAGAGTTTAGACCGAATTCAGCGGATGTAATCAATGCCGCCGTTGATTTCGTTAACACCGCTACGACCGGTGCTACCAAATCCACCGGCACCGCGAATAGTCGCACCGCCAGGAATCTCGTCTACGATTTCAATACGCTCAAATGGCTGTAGTTCAGGACCAGCAATCTGGAAATAGCGGTCACCAGCAGCAACGGCAAAGTCCGCACCAGTGGAGTAGACCATAGCCAGCAGTGGACCACGGTAGCCGGCGTCAATCAGACCGACAGAGTTCGCCAACCTCAGCGGTGTCTTAGAGATGGAGGAGCGGGGGAGCATCCAGTACGCACGGAAGCGACTGTCCATAGGGTCATAGATGGCGGCGCGGCAGGTCTGACCAACCTTGACAGTAGCGCCACCGCTGCTGCTGCCACCAGCCGCTGTTGGATTCATTCCAGGCACGGAAGCCGCCACGGAGAAGAGGTCAAAACCGGCATCACGCTCGCCACGAGGCTTCGCCATATAGGCTGCCACTGCCGCCGCATACATCTCCTTCACCTCCGCATTTTCAGGAACAAGGTAAAGCACAAGCATTGTGGTATACCTTGTTAGAAATTCAGCCAATCGCCGTCAATTTTCATCACCACATGGGACCGTAACGCCAATAGAGGTTAAAAATGCAGTTTGGGTACCGAATGCATAATGTAGTATTTCACCCGCTACAAGCCAAAAGACTAAAACCGGTAGAAATGATAGTCCGAGCAAGTATGATGTAATAAAAGCGAGTACAATCGTTGCGAGTGTATCGTTCAGCGCGTATCCAAAGATACGTGTTGAATGAAAGCCTTGTCCAGGGATACCTAGAGCGTATTTGTAAGGACAACCCATTTACATCGTGAGGGTATTTTCGGCAGACGCCGCCGCCGCTAATGCCGCCGCGCCGGCATCTACCGCCTTGATTACAGAAGCAGTGACAGCCGCTGCCGCTGCCTCCGCCTGCTCACGCTTACGCTTCATGAATGGGTCCTCGTCGCCAAACATATCCTTGGCAGGCTTAGACTCCTCAGTGACACTTGCGCCAATGACGGGCTTCTTCGTCTTGCCCTCGCCCATACGGAGAACCTTGTGCTCGGCGTAGAGCTCGTCACGCGTCTTCTCATTCTCCTTGTACTTCTTCATGAGCGTGTTGAGCTGGTCGTCGGCGTACTCCTGGTCGGCAATATCGTGCGGCTCAGGATCCCAGGGGAGCCAGAAACCGACCTGACCGACATAGACGTTGAAGGCGGGGTCAATCTTCTGTAGCGTCTTGCAACGATGAATCGCCTCGTTGTACGTATCGTAGACACCGCGAATCTTGACGCCCTGAACTGTCGTACGGAAGTCGTTCTTCGCAAAGAACTCGTCGTCCAGACGCTTCTTATTCTTGAAGAGGAACGTCTCAAAGTCCTCCTTAATAGCAGACTCACGGAAGTCGGCGACCTTCGTCTTGACGTAGGTGCTCATATCCTCAGCAACATCGGTTGTTAGAGTACGGCGGACCTCCTTAATGGTCTGGAGGGCACCGCTGAGGTCAGCAAGCACCTGGAGCGCGCCGCTGAGATCCGTTGCCTTATCCTTCTTGAGGAGCGCATTCTCAACAACGTCCTGAACCTTGGAAGCAGCCTCCTGAACCTTATTCACTTCGGACATTACAAAGCTCTCCGTTGACTTAATCTTGTACTGCATTTGATAGTCCTTGAGGAACTCATTAAAGAAAAAGAGGTCTTTGTTCTTCAGTACCTTCTGCGGACTAATAAAGCTGAGTGCGACGTAGTGCTGTCCCGGAATCTCCTTATCCGCTTCTAGGAAAACTTCCTTCGGTTCGGTTTCAGTATTCTCCGACATAGTTTCTAGAGCATTGAATGAATTATATCTTTAAACTTTAACGCAATCCGCGGCACTTTTTTTCCTTGCCCGGAGTATAAGAACAATGGACGGTTTCAACGGCACTGAGCTCCTCACCCGCGCCGTGAAGTATTTCCTGGAGGGTCTCGCCGTCGCGGTAGCGATGGTCATCATCCCCCGCAAGGTCCCCCAGCTGGAGGAGATCGCCGTAATTGCCACGACGGCTGCGGTTGTCTTCGCCATCCTGGACCTCCTGTCGCCCTCGGTCGGACTCACGTCTCGCCAGGGTGCGGGTCTGGCGCTCGGCTCGCAGCTGGCGGGCGGCTTCCGCATGGCGTAAAGCCCCCCTTTCAAAACCAAATCAAGTTTTCAATTGTTCGTTTAAAAAACGACGTGTTGAACTATTACTCCAGCATATCTATCTCATCATCACTATCAACGTCATCAATATCGGCATTATCCTCCGGCACCGATCCACGCACAACCGCCGTCTTTACCTCTATTTTCTTCCATTCACGTGTAATTCCACCCTTAGTCTTTGTGTCCAGTGCTACCCGCCCCGCATCGTCCTTGTACGTCATATCCGTAATCGTTTCTAGCATATCGTCGCGTGTAGCGCCAATATCTACCAAACGCTCTACAATCTCCGCAGCCGATTTACCTTTTACAAACAGCATTGACCGAAGACAGTCTAATGTATCTAGCATACCCTCTCCAGAGCCAGAAAGCACGCCGCGAGAGCGCATATCACGCAGCCAACGGCGATGCTTGAGACGCTTGGATTGCTTACCGAGCCAGGAGGGGAAGATTTGGAATGGTGCAATACCTCCGGTTGAAATCGCCGCCGATACAACAGAAGAAACGGCGTAAGGCATTAGAGACCAGGTTTGTGAGCCACGAATGCGGCGATCTAGGATATCGTAGTCGCCAAGATACATGCCGGCAGTAGTACAGCGCTGAACCAACACTGTGTCATCAGGACGAGAGCCAGAACCAGAGCCGCGCGGTTTCCCAGCAGCGGCAACGTACCCTTCAGCGACCATCAGGGGAATCATACCGTAGTCTAGAAAGATGAGTTCTTCCTTGACAGCCCGTGAATCACCGCCACCGATGAGCCGACCGGTAGCGGAGAATGCGTCCACCCTCTGAAGTTCGTCCTTCCCCCCGCCAACAAGATAAGCCGCCGAGAACTGAAGAGCATTAATCACCGAGCGGATATCGTTGCCGTTCCGCTCACACAACTCCTCAACATCAGCCACTGTGTAACTGAGCTTCTCCGCCTTTACGACTCGTTCATACAACGCCTTCGCAATTACGGTCTTTGTAGGACGCTGAAAGCGGATATCTAGACAACAGGAAGCCAGTGGTCGGAGCCGAGGCGTTCCCCGCTCGTTGGCGATACAAATGATAGGAAATGTACACGAAGCAATCACTTTCGCCAGTTCACCGATACCGCCACGGTCACCGGTGCTCATTCCATCCACCTCGTCCATCACAATTACACGACGTTTACCACAACAGCCAGACCGTTTTGCCTCGTCAAAGTACTTACGAACCGCTAACGCCGAGCGCTCATCGGATGCATTGAATTCTATCAAGTCATAGCCGCACCCTTTCACAATCAGACCAACAGCGGTGGTCTTGCCGATACCAGGCGGACCAGTCACCAACGCTCCATGCACAGATCCAGCAGCACCCGTCCACCCCGTTAGCCACGCAGATAGTTCATTGATTGGCGCGGCACCACCAATCATCTCCTTGAGTCGTCGTGGTGTATAGCGGGTGACCCACAACTCGCCAGATCGCTGTGCATCAGCCAAGACGGAAGCCACCGTCACTACAGCAATACCGAGACGCTTAGCCTCGGCGATTTTCCACCGACCACCAGCCCCGTCGCCAACCACCAATTTACAAATGTTAGAAGCCCAGGGAACCACTACAGATCCAGAACTAGAAAGAAAGGAAGAAAGCCGATCGTAGTCGGCGTCTACACCACAAAGTGCTACAGTAGGCATTTTCAGTGTACAAATCTAATTGTACAGTGGAAAGGATTCAATTTTTTTAGACCTTAGGACGGCGGAGACGCGTGTGCCCACGGCTTGGCGTCATCGGGCTCAGGCCAGCCACGCGACGTCATTTCACCGGGATAGCCACGTGCACGTAACTGCGCTTCTTGGTTATTGAAGAGCGGTAGTGCTTCACGACCAAAGTAGTACATTGCGCGACCGGTAGCATCTGGGCTATCAGGCTCAGGCTTCATAGGTGCAGGAGAACCAGAGCCCCAACGCCAGGGTGCAGCCGTTTCATTGATAACAAGTGTTGTATGAAACATCTTCCTATCAGCAGTAAACGACGTAAAGTCAACACACGGCGGAATATAAATGCTACCGAGACCGCTGTAGTAGCCGGCAGGAATTCCCTTAAGTTCAATGGTGAAGCTGCCATCGGGTGACTCAATAATACCGGTATTCGGCGTATTAGAATACGCAATCTCTTTATTTGGATACGGCTGACCTGAGCCGGCAAATCCGATTCCACGCGTTACGGGCGCGGCGGCAATATAAATAATCTTTTGGCTTATAGTTCCGAGACCTAAGATCTGCCCCTTTACTGTTACAGTACCGTCTACAGGATTTCGTCGTACGACTCCCTGTACACCATCGCCGGTTACAGAATGCTCCATTCTATAAAGCGTTGCTAATTAACCTACGCCTCGGCTCAAGCACGAGGAGCGGAGTAAGGGTGCGACTTCGCACCTCCACCGTAATTTACGACATCTCCCTTGTATAGCCACTGCGCCTCGGGATCGTCTACAGCGCACTGTGACGGCATACGAGGCGGTTGGCGAGTCCATGTCTGCGGTATTTGCGGCACATCCTCGTCGGAGAGTGCCTGGGGAGACGACGCATTGCCGGCGGCGGAAGGTACATAGATACGACCGGTGCCGATGCCCTGGAAATTGCCAGGAATCGTCTTACAGCCCTCCCAAGTACAAACCCGCTTGTAAAGTTCGGGAACCATTGTATCGTCACAGGAGGTCGCCGTATTCTTACGGTCATTCATTTCGCGCGCAGCCCTCATAAGTTCATCGGCGCCGTGAACCATGCGTGCTCGGGCATCATTATCGCCCCAGGTCTGCGCGGCAAGCAGCGGGTACTGGTAGCAGCGCGGACGGTAATCGGTGACGAGGCGACCATCCGCCATACGTGCGGGGGCACCAGTCTCAGAGTAATGCGGGTCTGTGGATGTAAAACAGGCGGAACCCGAAGGATTGGGCATGACAGGAGCAAAACTCAATGTGCTCATCGTCTTCTGTCAGGAACAAATATTTAGTTTAGTTCAAGAACGCCCTCGTTCAGGTCAAACGTTCCGACGGCAGGAGCGTTACGTAGTGCGTCAATGAGTGCCTGCTTGCGCATATCCTTTGCACCAGAGATGCCGCGGCTCTCGGCGAGCTTACGGAGATCCTTCAGCGTCATAGTATCGTAGGCATTCGCACCCGTCTTCTCCTCGGGTACGCCGCTACCGACACCACCAGGCTGTAGGTCATCATTGACGGGCGCGGGTGCCGTAAATGCGGCAGGGGCATCAGCAGTCGGCTCCAAGACCTCTAGGACCGGCGACTCTTGCACAATAGGTACAAAAGGCAATTCATCGCGAGTTCCACCGCCCAGGGCGCCGTGTAGATCGTCGTTGAGGATCTCGGCATCATCATCGCTCATGACCGAGCCAGGTGCCGGTGCATATTGTGTAGTATTGATGTGCGGACTGGGAATAGGTGCCGGGGGAGGTGTAGAGAGCGCCATCTTCATTTCATAGACGATATTCTCAAGGAGATTGAGCTTGCGAAGCATGAATTGATTCTGAGTCCAGAACCAATAGACCGCTCCTAAAATCAGAACGGTCATACATAGGGCAACGTAGAACGTATCGGACAGATTCATTGTGTCTCTGCTTCAGGAGGCAATCTTTCTTCTATGATTTGACCGCGAGCGATTGGCGCCGGGTGCGCTGACGGCAATAAACCACGCTCTTTCAGGATCTCCACCACACTACTCTTGTCAGAAACACCAGGAGTTACTTTATAGCTATATATCAATCGGTCTTCCTCTCCCACTGTAGCGTCCATTTGTATTGCGGTCGCAACGCCGCCAAACGATTCGGCGAGGTCCTTGTAGTGTGTGGAAATAATAGATATAATATCAGATTTCTCGTAGAGTTGACTCATAAATACACGACTTGCTTCCAATCCGTCGCCGGCATTTGTGGAGTGGAAGATTTCGTCCATCATTACGAATGCCGGTAATCCCTCAGTTGCTAATACGGATTTCGCAAACTCAATCTCCGCCTCAAAGGTGGACAAAGATCCCAAAAGCCCCGTCGGCTCCAACGCCGTTACAACTGTCTTAAACGGCGAGAACGACATTCGCGTAGCCCAGGCGAATCCCCAGGTCTGTGCTGTCACAACCGCTAAGCCGACCGATTTACAGTAGGTGGACTTTCCACCACGATTGGGACCCGTCAAAATGGAATGGCTCTCCGTGATCAAATTGTTAGAAATACAGCCCTTTACAAATGGATGATGGACATCCGTAAGTTTGATTCCAACGGTCTTACGAATAGTAGGAAAGCAAATGCCGTCAAGGCTGGCGATTGCGGAATAGCAGTCTAGTTGCGATAACCATACTTTTAGTATTTTTACCGTCTCGGAATTATTCCATACACAGCCAAAGGTAGCAACTCCGTCTAGACCGTCTAATTCTTTACAACCTAGGATCGCTGCCTCTCCGCTATCAATTAGTTTAACAGCGGCACGTTGGGCTTTGGGAGAGAGTGTCTTGAGTTGTTTAATTGTTTCTTTCGCAACGGAATACATATGCTGTATATGATCGCCCCGCTCTTCCAAGTCAAACCAAATTGCTCGTGTATGAATAGCATTATTAATTTGCGACCAGATACTACTAATAAACATAGCAAGCGTTAATCCGATAAAGAGCGATTCAAATACAAATCCTAGACGGTCATCTGGATGCCTAGAGCGTAGGAAATGCGGGATTGTAATTTGTTGTAAAAGTACATGGCGGACTCGTGTCATATATTCGTCGGTTGATAACTGAATATCGGGGTTCATAAAACGTAGTAGAAAAAATGGTATTACGACGGCGATAAGGGGGGCTAGAACCGCAAATGCGGGTAGAATGATAGTACGCCATAGGATTAGGGCGTTCATAGCGTATGGGCTTTTATTGAGAAATGCTCCAAAATGTGTAGGTTTCCATAGAATTTGTGATACAGATTCGGATACGCGATTATCGGTATTTTCTAGTGCGTCGTCAACGTGTGTTGTTTTATTGTTGAGAGTTTCTAAAGTTTTTACGATAGATTTACATACTGTAGGTTCTAGACGAAGTGCCATAATAGGTAGTTGTTTGCGTTTGATTTCTTGGGTATCAGCGGTAATATCGGTAAGACCGATACGAAAATACTCCTTACCCCATTTGGTTTGTAGTGGAACTACGCTATTGACCGTATCTAGATCTAGGTCCGACGCGACTTGTGTTCCGAGCATTTAATGTATGAGTCGCAAAAAATTGAAGTCGTCTTCCGCCGTGATTGAGAATCGGGGTTGCGTCTAAATTCTTTCTTTCAAATGTCCCTTCGTTCTAACATGTCTTCCCGCCTTCCTTCATCCTTTCCGGAATCGCTTCGCCTTGTGCTGGATGTGCGCACAAACAACAATGCATGCCCTGCCGATGTGGCAACACGTCTGCTGACAATGCCCTTCTTCCAAAAGTCCGCATCAAAGGATGCGCGTGCTTCCAAGCCGACAAATCGTTTTGCGAATCTACTCTCTACTGCGCCAGCGGAGACGGATGGTTTCCGCCGCTTTGCGAATAGTGGCGCGGGTGCGCCGTCGCAGTGGCGTCCGGCGTACAGCGGTGGTGGTGACCACCGTGGTGAGCATCGTGGTGAGCATCGTGGAGACTACCGCGGAGACCACCGTAACGATCACCGTGACCGTCGTGAGCCTCGTTACGACAACCGTGCTGATGATGGATTTCAGCAGGTATGGTCATCCCGTCGCCCGGCGCCACGCTCTACTGTATTGCCGCTAGTGCCTGCGGCTGCACCTGCGCCTGCACAGGCAACGCCCGTCATAACTCCGACGGAGCCCGAGGGACCTAAGTTCAGTTCGGCGGGTATCAAGGCTGTCGGTGAGACGGAGGACCGTATCCTTGCTAAGGTGAAGGGCAAGATTAACAAGCTCGGTCCGATGAACTACGAGGCGACGAAGACCTTTATGCAGCAGATTCTGGACTCCGACGAGACGGAGTTCCTGGACGAGTTTATGAAGTTCATCTTCCAGAAGGCGGCAACGGAGTCTACCTTCTGTCCGCTTTATGCGAAGCTGCTTCACGAGCTTGCCGACCAGTTCACGCACTTGCGCACGGTGATGACCAATCTCTTCCGTGACTATACGGCTATCTTTGTGGAGGTGGAGACGGCTCCCGATGTTGGTACGGAGGACTACAAGGCGTTCGTAGAGGCACTAGAGCGGAAGAAGTTCCGGCGTGGCTACAGCCAGTTCGTGGCGGAGCTTGTCAAGCTCGGTGAGGCGGACCTGGATGCTTTCTCTGAGCTCGTTCAACAGATTGTGACCGTCCTGGAGGCGTCCTACACTTTCCCGGAAAAGACCCTGATTTGCGAGGAATACATTGATTGTCTGGCGAATATGTGCACATCTGCCCCGAAGATTCTCTCAAATGCGTCCTGGTCTGATGGCGTAAAGGGACGTCTCGCCAAGCTAACAAAGATTCCGCGTTCAGACGCTCCCGGCTTAACCAATAAGGGTCGGTTTGCGTTGATGGATCTAGTGGATTTCGCCAACCGTGGCTGGAAATAAAAAATCACAAACATAATTAGAAATGGCAAAGCGCAACAATAAGAACAACACTCGTCGTCGTGGTGGTCGCCGCAATAACTCTACCCGCAAGTCGCGCGGCATTTTTTCCACGCTCTATACGCCCGTCGGTGAGGGCGTCAATGTACTCAAGAACGTCACGGGCACTGGCTTGAACCTCGTTGTCAACCTGCCGACGAACGCGCTCCGCGGCGTCAAGGGTGTCGCGAAGGGCGCCGTCTTCCGCGTCGCGAACAACATTAACAAGGTCGGTCGCCGTGCGACGTCGGGCGTCAACAGCGCCATCTCGGGCGTCTTCCACTCCCGCAAGAACCGCCGCTCCCGCCGTGCGTCTCGCCGCTCCCGCCGCGCTGGTCGCCGGTAAGCGCAGCGAACCCCCTCCTCAATCGCTAAATCCAATTTTTAATTGATGTCAGCATTCGTAGAACGCAGACAACAAAATTGAGCCTGGTCTAAGGCTAAATGCCATTAGGTTAAGCAAATGCCAGACGATAATAAACCAAGGCGTTTAAAGCGCCGAGAACGACCGCCACCGTCGTCAGAGGATGAGGATAGTAGTGTTGATAGCAAGGGAAATATTCGTGATCTGATTGATTACGACTACGAAGAGTCAAGCGAAGAGCCTGCAAAGCGCCCTCGCGCATCTGCTATTGCTGCCAAACGCAAGATTCGTAAGATTATGAAGCTTACTCCGGATTCAGAGCAGTCAGCACCGCATATCAAAGTTATGGACGTAGATCAAGAGTCAAGCGATGATGATATTGTAAAGCCGAAACGTCGTGTATTTCTAGAAGGCAAGAGCAACGTTCTAATCCCTGAGCATAAATCTAAGGCAAAGGAGATGGAAATGGACACCGATTCAAGTAGTGAAGAGGATGTGAAGCGTTCTAAGAAGGAGAAGAAGCAGAAGCGCGATAAGAAGGAGAAGAAGGAGAAGAAGGATAAGAAGAAGAAGCGGCGTGAAGAGTCGTCCGAAGAAGAGGAGGATGAGGAGGATGAGGAGGATGAGGAGTACGATTATGATGATGGTGAAGAAGATGATGACGAGGAAGAGGAGGAGCCACGTGGTCGTCGTAAAAATACCTTTGATATCATTATTTCCGATATGTTAGGAGGAGGCGGCAGCGATCCGAACAAGCCAAAGAAGTATAATATGAAGAAGGAGCCTGATAGTGTCAAGCGCTTTGTTGAACTCATTCAGAAGGAGGATGAGGGCGAGGAGGATACGATTGATAATGATATCACGTATTTCAAGTCGCTTACGAGTGAAAAGCAAACCGCGCTTCTGAGGGCACTTGAAGTAAAGGCGAGTCCGCCAGAGGTACAGGTTCCTCTCAAATTCAAGATTCTTGAGAAGGTAGCGGCGAAGCCTGAACTCAGTCGTATTGCGATGGCAAAGTATAATGCTCTTTGTAATATTGACCCTTCAACGTCTGAGTACTATAAGTGCTCTCACTGGATTAGTGGCTTTACAGATCTTCCTATAGGTGTATTTAGGGACCTACCGGTAAAGATGGATGACGGTCCTGAAAAGTGCGGCGAGTTTATGACAAAGGTTCATAAGTGTATGGAGACGGCGATTTTCGGTCACGAGGAGGCGAAGCTCCAGATTATGCAGTTCGTCAGCTCTTGGATTGCGAATCCGAAGGCGAACGGTAATGTTCTGAGCATTCACGGACCGATGGGCACGGGCAAGACGTCTCTCATTAAGGATGGTGTGGCAAAGGCGTTGGAGCGCCCGTTTCACTTCATTACGCTCGGTGGTGCTACGGATGCGAGTTTCCTAGACGGTCATAGTTACACCTATGAAGGCTCAACGTGGGGTAAGATTGCGGATGTACTGATGCAGTCTAAGTGTATGAATCCGATTATCTACTTTGATGAGTTGGATAAGGTTTCGGAGACGCCGAAGGGCGACGAAATTAATAACTTGCTCATTCACTTAACGGACGGATCACAGAACGACCGTTTCCAGGATAAGTACTTTACGGGTATTGACTTTGATTTGAGCCGCTGCCTCTTCATCTTCTCGCACAATAATAACGAAAAGGTAAATCCGATTCTACGCGACCGTATGTACAATATTAAGGTGAACGGCTTCTCTATGAAGGAGAAGCAGCTCATTGCAGAGAATTATCTCATTGTGGCGGCGCTCAAGGATGCGGGGCTTCACGAGAAGGTGAGTATTGGCAAGGAGATTCTACAATTCATTATTGAGAACTTTACGGGCGGCGAAGCGGGTGTGCGTGAGCTCAAGCGTTGTATTCAGACGATTATCAGCAAACTCAACTTGCTACGATTCTATAATAATCCGAAACAGGTGCCTTTCTCTATTAAGGATTTCTCGCTCCCCTTTACGATTAAGAAGGAGCACGTAGAACTGTTCTTAAAGAAGAAGAACCAGTTGGACGAGAGTGTAGCGCATCTGTACACATAATCCGTATAGGTCTAAACCTTCCACTTTTTTAACATATAGAAAATGAAAATCAATTTCTATACGTTTTCGTTTAATAATCCCCAAAGAAAAGCGAAAATGGAAGAGCAGTTCGCGGCGGAAGGCATTCCCTTACACTTTGTAGAGCCGGTGCTATCTACAGATCCAAGGCTCACCCAGGCACCAGATCGCCTTAAGCGTTTATGGGGCATTACGTTCAGTCACTTAGATATGCTAAAAACCTTTTTAGAGTCGGATGCCGACTTTGGTGTTTTTTGCGAGGATGATATTCGGCTAAGAAAGAATATTACTCCGTTGCTTCCTGAGGTAATGCTACAATTCCGCCGGTATAATCTAGAAATTTTGCTACTCAGTTATCTATGTGTATATGTACCGGTGGAAGTTCACGTTCATCAGCCTCACGGTGTTGTAGAACATCCGTATGTATATTTGACGTATCAGGATAATCTATGGGGCGCACATATGTATATGTTGGATCGTAAGACTGCACAGAAACATCTAGAAAAGTACAATCTAGAGTATGCAGAAGAAACTCTTGTAAATTCAAGTCTGACGCATTTCAATCCGGATTGGACGTTGACGAAGGATGCAACGCACAAAGCGGCGATTTATCCAATGCTGAGCCTAGAAGGCGGACAAGTAAATACCGACGACGAATTTCAGGTACAGTTTCATAAGCAGTCGTTTGAAACGCATTTTAACTCGGATTTTTACTATTAACCGACCAAGCCTAAACGCCCAAATCTGTATAAAACTAAATGGACGACCAAGCCGTGATTCAATATAGACCGACGATGACAGAGCCAATTACGGAGCCGCTGTATTCTCGTATTAGCTTTGCGAATATAGAATTAAATAAGTGGTACTATCTTAAGGCGGAAAATCTAGATTATATTGTACGTCCGTTTATCAATAATGAATACGGGATTACATTCGGCATTACGCAAATGCTGGACCGCGATGAGCCGACTCCAGACTGGGTAAATATTGCGTGTATTTATACACTAACACCAGATGATATAGATGGTGATAGTATCAAAGTATATAATTATGTGTCGGCAAACTAATCTTAGAAGTTGGGCATACCGATCTTGAGCTCCTCGCCGCTCTCAGACGCTGCGCGCGGCTTCTTATGGCTCTCACCGCTGCTGCTACTAACGGCGGCGGCGGCGGCAGTAGCAACAGTTGCACCACTCGCAACGGCGGATGTGAGTGTCTCAACAACCTCTTTGATTTCTAGAGATTCGCCGATAGACTGGAACATACTGGTCGGATCGCCACCGGCACCAAATAGGTAGGCATACGCTGCGATGCCGCAGGTAAAACTGCCGGCTATAAACCAGCGAAACAGCACCGAATTTTCCGGGAGTTTATTCTCTTTATAGGAGCTCCATCCAGCTGCTATAAAAAGTGCTAACCCGCCGCCGAGGAGGGTAAAGAGAATTAGATACGCCGTGGACATGTTTCTAGGGCGCTGAGAGAATTCGCAGCGCACGCCCTTCCGCACCCGCGGTGCTCATCACAGCCGCACTTTAAGCCAGAACCTCAAAATCGCTGGTAGAGCCGAGGGGCGCATCAATATCCTCTACGGGTGTAGGTGCCCTCAGAGGCGCCGGCTCTAGATCTTCAACATCATCGGCAACAATCGCCGCCCCTGAAGCACCAAAGGAGAGCCGCGGGTGAGTATCATATTCATCAGATTCGCCATCCTTTGGAGAATAGCGAATGTGGCTGATACCCTGTGTTGTCTCGTCAAATACAGTATCATAGGGTGTAAAATGAACGGACGGCTCGGTATCAATCATAACATTCGGCGCGGGTGTAGTAGCCACGGCACCACCGACCGCCCCCTCCTTTGATATCTTGATAACCGGCGCAGCCACCGGCACGTCGCTAATCTGGTGCTCTGATGGCACAATTGTTGGAGGCTCAGGATTTGTCTCCAATTTTTGAACAACTGTGGGTTCTACTACCGGCTTAGGGGGTTCATCGGCAGATTTGAGTTCCGCAATAACTTTTGGTGTTTCCGTAATTTGTATTGATTTTATCTCTTCAACGGGCTTGACTTCCTCTTTCACCTCAACAGGCGCCTCCTTGACCTCAACAGGCGCCTCCTTGACCTCAACAGGCGCCTCCTTGACCTCAACGGGCTTGACTTCCTCCTTGACCTCAACGGGCTTGACTTCCTCCTTCTCCTCAACATCCTCCTCAACCTCCTCCTTCTCTTCAACCTTCTCTTCCCCCTCGTCCTTATCTTCACCGTCGTCAAGGTAATCACGTAGAATGGACTTGACTGGCAGAAGTGAGCGTACTGCACCGCTCAAAGCCTCAGTGCAAATCTGCTCCGCTTGTAGGATATTCTTCTGCTTCTCAATGGGTGCTAGATCCTGTGCAAAAAGGTAAGGCGCCTTCCAGAAAGAGCGTGCACATTCAATGAAGACACGGTGGAGAAAATGATCCAACTTGGGTAGAGTAATCTGAAGCTTCTTCTGCCGAGAGTTGACACGAATCGCCGTAAGCATCTTTGTGTAGGCAATGAAGACCGCCGTCATCAGTTCTTCCATATAATCACAGCGGCAGTTATCTAGAATAATGCCAATGTTGCTATCAATGACATCCTGATTCCATAGAGGAACTTCGGAGCAATACGTTTGGAAGGCGCTCATCACGCGCTTTCCCTCCGTATCGGCTAGCGTATTGTATTCTTTACGAAAAAACTCTACGAGGGGCGGTACGATCCACGTAGACATTTGCTTGAGATACTCATTACGAGCCTCAGAATATAGAGATGCGTTCTCCATAATTTTATTCAGGACTGACATTGGTTTTCTGTAGTCTTAACGCAGAGATACAATCAAAAAAGAGCGTACGTGGACTGGTTCCACCGAGCCGGGACCATTGTGCGCACGTACTTGCTACGAGTGGATTCTGTTTCCATCCTTGACGTAAAATATCACGTAAATCTACACCGGCAATCTTACAGGCTGATTCAGAGTCAACCGCCCACTGCACCCAGTCGGCATCAGAGCCATTCAATGGACGTTTATCAAGAAGTGTGCGAATGAGTTCATTGCCGTATCCATAGTGCGTATCAGGACAGTGAAGTGTGGCTAGAGTATTTAGAAGGGCTGTACGAAGATTGCCGTAAGAATAGTCTACAATCTTATTTACAATAGATATGTCTAGTTTATAATTTGTTCTACGCTGTAATTCAAATACAATATCGGTAGAATCAGGGGCGGCGAAGGTAATGATAGAGGAGCGGGATAGAATTGGTTCGGAAATCGCACCGGCATCACGGCATTCAAATACAATGCGGGTAGAGGCGGAAGTCGTTTCCAACATACGACGTAGGAATGCTTGGGTATCGGATGTGAGTGCCTCGGCGTGTTCAAAAATAATCCAGCGTAGTTTACCGTCCATTGTTTTGGAGCCACGTGCAAAATTACGGATATTATCGCGTACAGAGCGTAGACCGGAATTTGCCGTACAATCAATCTTGAGTTTTGGGATATTCGCAAGAACAATACGTAGGAATAGAGACTTGCCACATCCTTGGGGTCCAACAAGTATTAAATGCGATGCCTTGTTTTCACGAATTAGCCCTGCCGTTGACTGAATAATATCATTGTTGCCTACAATATCATCAATCGTCTTTGGCGAATGAGGATCGTAGGTCCAACTATCCAGCATTCTGGACTATTCTTTAGAGTAAAGAACACTCTAGAATGTTTAGACTGGTGCTTAAAACGGCCAAAATCCACAGAATCTACGTTTACGCACGACTGGTACTGTAGTTTCGGGTATAGGTGTAGGCTTGGGTAAAGGCAAAGGCAAAGGCAAAGGCAAAGGCAAAGGCGCAGATGCAGGAGCCGAAGGCAGCGGCACCCGTATCATCCGTGATGTACAAGAATCCTTGGAGTTATTCCACCGAATACGCCATTCATCGCGTATTAGAGCATAGGCGTCCAGAACATTCATAGAGGTTTCAAAACGAGGTATGCGTAGTAATAGTCCAAAAAATGTCGCTTCGTTTTCGCTCAGCACAGCCGACGCCCCCTCAGACACGGCTTTCGCAAGCAATCCGTTCCATATTTTAGACGCCTGTGGCAATGGTATATTTCCTAGTGACAATCCTTCGTCGCACATCCAAATCAACAACCGAAATAACTCTTCAATGCGCGATTCAGGAAACCAGTCAAAAATACGAAATTCCAACCCATGATTCCAATGCTTATTAAAGTTGATATCAACGCCAAGTGCATCACGAACCGTATAGGCACACCCACTCATATCGTGAATTCGCTCGTACCACCGATCAGGCACTCGTGAATACGGCTCGGTCAGTATTTTGCCCGTAGGCATTCCCGCCGTATCAAAGGTGCCGACCGAGACGTAGCGCGAGGCACATAGACGCTGCGAGCCGGCAGGAAAGCCAGAGCTACACGAAGCGAGTACGTCACCGCTACCGAACGCCGCTATCAAAAACGGTGAAATCCATTGGAATAGCCGAGCAACAGCACGATGCCGCGTAACAAATGACGGCATATCGGCAATTGTCGCAGCAGGCGTTAACCGTGTAGGCAGCGTAATATTGAAATGATAGGTGCCGTTATTGAATATTCCAACATTTGATCTATTTGTTAGAAATACAGCAAATCCGTGATTTTTCTTAGGATAATCAACGCCGCGTTTTAACGGCGCTTCGCAATCAAGTGACGATACTCCAGATTTGAAGGCATTAAGCCAATGTTTTTTATAATCAAGCAATTCGGTAATAACATCTTCCATTTTTGCACAATAAAAACGCTGTGTCATAAATTCAATCGTATCACCGTCAAAGGTCCACCAGTTTTTATGACCCGTTTTAAATACAAAAGGATTCACATCTTGTAAATTTTCAAATAAAGTTTTTCCGTTAAATTTCGGATTCGGAGTATATATGTGCCGATACAAACTTTTAGGCTCTCCACGCATATCGGCTTTCATCAATGTATGACTATTTATAAGTAGCGGTAAAGATACCGTCGGCGCCGTACAATACGCATCCAACGCATTTGTTAACAAATCGGGCTTATATGTAGTCCAGTAGTCTACACTATACCGTTCACGTTTATGATTCTTTTTTAGAAACTCGGCAGACTTTGTAATTCCACCCTCAAGTTCAAGATATGTTTCATTTTCAATACCGAGACCCCAATACACTTCATCGGGCTTATACATAAATTTATAGCGGTCGTGTTTTCCCGCGGATTTCATTCATGCTATTTGGTATATTTATAAAATTATTCGCTTCTTCTACTATACAATAGAACAAGTGATAGAAATATAGTGACGTTTAGATAGTATCGCGTCCACCGACCAGTGCCGCACGGTGTAGAGGGATGACGTAGGGATTGCGCTCCAGGGCAGCAACGGTGACGGGCTCGTTGCGGACAGCGGAGATATCCAGCTTGAGCACAGTACGGGGGCGCTGTAGACCAATGACTTCTTTGGAGGTAGGAATATTGTCCACACGGTCCACAGCGGGCTCTCTATCGTTGACGGAGTCGGCGTTGAGCTTGCGGTACTGGAGATGGATATTGTCCTCGCCGTTGAAGAGCTTGACGGACGAGCCCTGAGGACGACGACCGCGCGCCACATTTTCCTTCTGCGGATAGTGACGCATATTGTACGCATCGGTACGGTTGGTTTCGGCGGTCGCCACGGCGGCAATTGCAGGACCGTTCCAAGACGAATCCGCCGATAACGCTGCCTTCTGTGTATTGCGTACCGTATCCTGGAGACGCGACTCCGCCTTGTCAGGAATACCAGCCGTCGCAAAGTTACGGTACAGATCCTGCATATCAAGAGTATTACGACCGGTTACACGTGCAATATCATCGGGGTCGTAGATGGTGAGTTTCTGCGGAACATCACCGCGCGCCATAATACCAAGGTAGTCATTATCCTCAGTGGTCTCCTTGATAGTCGTACGAGCAATATCGTTCGGGTCATAGACGGTAAGTCTAGGTTGGGCGTCAACAGGACCCGCGGCACCTAGGTAGTTGAAATCTTCCGTCTCCTCCTGGCGTGTAGGGCGAGCAATATCCTGGAGAGGAAGTTGAACCTCGCCGGTATCCTGTGGCACGATATTGAGACCGTGGACACGCTCTGTTGTGTAGAAACGCTCGTTAGGGCGGATTTCCACACCGGACTTACCGTAGTCGTTCTCCTCAGCATCAGTATTAGGGTCAAAGTTGTTTGTAAGATCGGCGTTACGGAATCCCCAAGGACCCATCTGCTGCGTAAGCGGTGTACGTGTGGACGCCACGGTGTAGGTCGCCTTGCCCTCCACTTGACCGGCGGTACCCTCGTACTCCTTTGAGGTATCGGGGCGAGTGACGTGCTTGAGTACCTGGGTAGAGCGGACGGTCTCTTTGATATTTTCACCGGCAGTGACGAAGTTACGCTCGCCGTGCTCGTTGAGGTAGAACTTATCAGGATGGTACTTACGGACGTCGCCAATGCTCTCGGCAGTGCCGCTGGTTGTAATAAAGTGTGCACCAGGTACGACAGGCTGAGCGTAGGTGAGTTTGGGGTTTGTAACGACACGGAGATCATTGGTACGCGGCATACGCTCAAGAATGAACTCCTCACCGGCTTGCTGTTGGTAGCCACCGGATGGTAATTCGGTAAAGCCCTGATTGAGACCAGGACCGACGCGAATCGGTTCAACGGGGCGCTCGCCGCCACGGTTCTTCGGCTCCACAATACGCGACTCCACAAAGTCGGTAATAGACTCAAATCCGAAAGGGTTGCCGATAGGCTCAGTGCTCGGCTCAAAGAACGGCGCCTGTTCGCGCTTGGCAAAGAGTGTCTTGCCTGAGCCCGAATAATTGTCTAAAATCTGATTATTTGCGGTATCAATCATATTCTGCTTGACCTGACCACGGAAGAAGGGGACCATGTTTTGATGCTTGAACTCGCCGGGTGCAAACTCAACGCCGCTGAGCGCCGATACGAATCCCTTACGTAATGTAGCGTCTTCCCAACCGTCGGGGCGTATCTGGAGCGCGTCGGCGACAGTTGGGTCGTCCTGTGTAGGCAGAGACATTGGTGGGACGGGGAAATAACCGTTGGGGATTGCTTGGAGCTGCGAGGGGTTGGGCTCGGCGGGTAATGAGCCGCCGGCGGGAAGCATAAATTGTTCGTCGTACTTGCCGGCACCGAGTGTATTCGGTTGGCGAGGCTTGCCAGGTACGGTGCGTGCATTCGCGGGTGTATAGACAGCGTCACGAGGGGCAGCGTAGGTAGAGGGCGAGCGTCCACCGTCACCGCGACCAGGAGAATACGATGTATTTGATCCGATACGGAAATTGGGCGAACCCTCAACCGATTGAAAGCCCTCCTTATTTGCCATAGTTTTGCTGGCAGCATAACCGAGCCCGAGCAATCCAAGGAATGCTGCTGTCTCCATACTGGAACTTCTACTATGAGAGACTAAGTTTAGCGGGCTACGGATTTAACCTACAAATACCGATATAGAGATAGAACGGTATTTGATTATAATAAAAGGATTACGCCTTCTGTGCCCATCCGTGGCGTGCGTAGCCGGTAGAGGGCGGGTTGAGCGGCGAAGGTTGAATGCCGTATAGAGCATTCGGCGGAGCCGGGAGGACGTCAAGACCACGTGGCAGTTTGTTCACAGCACGGTTGACGGCGGCACGGTATTCATTGAGAGAGTCCTGTTCTAGACCTTGGAAGCCGGATTCGGGCTCGTAGGCGTTCGGGGCAGGTAGAACCTCGCGAGAGCCGGTGGGTGTAGGGATACAAGGGCGGAACTCATCCTTTTGTTGGATACGCGTGCTAATCTCCCAGTCAAAAGGCATCATAGCCTTCTCTTGAGGATTCTGGCAGAGCCACTCCCAACGATTCCAACCAGAGGAGCGGAGTGTACAGGGAGGGTCGTTTAGCCGGGTATGCGTCTGTGGGAAAGACTGCTCTTTTGCAGGTACTAGCGACGTCTTATTCATTTTATTGTTGTCAGGATCATACTGATTGCAGATAGTCTTCGTTGTAGGGCGATTGATATTGAATAAATCCGACTCTACATCAGTCTTTAAGAAAGTACCATTCTGCGCATCACCCCACTTTTGTAGAATGGTTGTGGGCTCAGGCGCATAGGTTGCATTGCAGTACTGCGGGGGCGCGTCTAGTTGGTAACGACCGGGACCGGTTGTAAGACGTAAATCATCGTTTGTTTTGCAACCATCGTAGGTACGACGGTTAAAACTTTGGTCCTTAAGAGCAATGTTTGCCATTCTATTCTAGTCATCTCTTATCTTTTTCAGAAAAGAGATGAATACTTATATTTTAGGAATGGTCGCAACTTGCTTTGGTCGCAAACCTCACTTGGGTTTGCTTAAAAGCGCATGGGGTAGCACGTATTCACGTTGAGCGGCTTCGGCGTACCGACACCAGGGTAGGTGACGTTCTGGCACGTCGGTAGATTACGAGGCGCCGTATCCACCGTGTAAATCTTGCCGGTAGACTTATCACGGTAGGAAAACGACGGGGGAGTATCGGGGCAGCCAGCGCCGCCGAGGGGGCAGGCGGGCAGGTACTGGCGGGCAATACACTTGCTCTGGACACGCGTACGTCCAAATAAGTCCGACTCAAGGTCAACTAAGTTTCCGTTAATGTTAGAAACCTCAGAGCCGCCAACGAGACCGAGGGCGTTGCGGCACTTGCTGGGGTTCTCAAACTTTGCGGGCATCTGTGTGTAAGAAAACATACCGTAATCCTGCTCATCACGAACGGTAACCATATCCGTGGAACCAATGCGGTTCCAGGCGGAGTTCCAGGGTGCCTGTGGGCTGGAAATGTCCATTTCTTTACTGATGGCACATAAAAAGAATCCGGGCACGTTCAAGAACCTAAAACTATAACCATAGCATAGTATAATGTTATGGTCAAAAGGACCGCTAAGAAACGCATATTCAAGTAAGGGTACGGAATACCTCGCAACCGAAGAGGAACTTATCAACCATGTCAAATCCGCAACGAGAGTCTTGTGGATACGCAACGGATCACTGGGTCCCTTACGTACAACAGACCTAGATATAGTAGCAAAACACCTTGACAAACTCTCAAGCCCTGTTACACTTATTACGTCGGACGGCGACCGGCTTGTTCCCCACTCTTATAAACCCCAAACAGTTCAAGCCATTTTGAATCATCCTAACATTCTCAAGTGGCACACGCAGAATTACGATAAAACTACCGAGAACGAAAAACTCGGCTATATACCGATAGGATTTGACTTTCATACTCCAAAATGGCTCATCAACAATAAACCAAGTGAAAAGACTGAGTTTATGCTAGAAACCAACAAAACCGCCCCGCCGAAAATCCGAGATAAAGTATTCCTAGATGCCCACCTAACCGGCAGTAGCTTGGAGCGCGAAAATCTATACGCTACGGTCCGCAATAACCCGTCTCTTATTTGTTTGAAATCCCAGGTTCCTTTCACTGATATTACGAAAATTTACAATATGTATCAGTTTGTGTTGTCACCGCCAGGGCGGGGCTTTGACTGTCATAGAACGTGGGAACTTTTTCTAGCCGGTTGTATTGTTATCGTAAAATCAAGCCCATTAGACGATATGTTCAAACACCATAAACTTCCAGTTGTCATTTTGAAAAATTGGGCTGAGCTCAATGAGAACTTAGACCAAAAATTAAAGCAGTGGTACGACGACCTAATAGACTTAACCACTCCTGAAACTATTCTGCCAAAACTACAATTTGAATATTGGTTAAAGAATTAGCAGTTGAGGTCGCGTACGAATTGCCTACTAGGTATGCCACCACGTACCCAACCAGGCGCCGCCGCCTCCGTCACTAAGTTCGTGGGGTTCTGAATGTGGCGGGCTAAGTGGGGCACGAGGGGGACAAACTGATTATCAAAGAACGTCTCCGTAACGGTACCGCAAGGGCGCTCAATACGCGCCCACTCGGCGTAGATCAGGTCGCTCTCAACATCGGGATTACCACGACCATTTCCCATGTAAGGAACCGTCGTAAAGGGGCGCGACTGGACGTGGAGCGGGCAGCGGAGACGACCCTCCTGCGTCTGGTCGGTACGAAGGCGCGAATCATCGTCAATCTGCTGGTTATTGTAGCCGAAACCCTCACGACCGAGCATCGTAGGATTAGGGTACTCAATACGCACGGCGTCCGCCTGCTTCGGCACTAAATTGCGAACCTGATATATGCCGGGACCCGTCTGATCACGCATCTGCTGTGCGACTTCACACGTATCATCAAATGTACGAGTGAATTCGTTAATCTGGTACTCCTTGGGAGCGATATCCACGCCGCGGGGAAATGGTGCGACTGACATTGCCTTCTATCCATCTGAAAGACAAAAAAATTGACGCAACCTTCGGCGAAACGAGGATTTGCAACAACACTCACACACCAGTCACTATGTCTGTTACCACCCTTTCCATTAAGGACATTCCGTATTCACTAGTGCCAAATACGGCATTTCATCCGATTAATATAGATGCGGCAATAAGGCGTATTCGTAGCGATTACTTTGATAAGGTTCAGTGGGTCTTCTTAGAGCAACCAGTAACAATGGATCTAATTCTTACAACGATTCTTGAGAGTCCGAGGGCACAAGCTACGTGGGCAACGGTCTTTGAGTACCGTAACCGACCATTCTATATGATTCGGAATCTAGCACATACCAATACAACTCTTCCTTACCGAAGGGTTCTAGTGGTGAAACTTGACGCGTTTGTTATACCTTATCCTATGCGTACTTGGGACCGAGTACATAGCAGCCTGACGCGCGAGGAATTCTACCCATTGCCTTCAATGACGATGTCGCAGTAAATCCGATCTTCCTCTTGCCCCAATACGCAGTTTCCGCTTTTTTTGCTGCTGCAAGTGCTTTAAAAGGACTTTTCTTGACAGACCGAGTCTTCCAAGAAAAGGGTTTTTGCCGGCAGTTACGAGTCTTGCCAGCCATTTAATAAGCCAAGTGCTTTTTTCATCAAGGCGCAGCCAACCAAGGAATCTGTCCACCCTCGGTGCCGGTCTGGCAGACGGCGAGGTTGCCCTCCTTGCACGAGAGTCCAGGTACGCGGAAGAGCCAGTTCTGGAACGACTCTTGGTCGTTAGGGATTGACGTAGACGGCGGAACGATCCACGTACGCTGGTTCTGCGAGTGCTGGAAGACGTCGCCAGGGTCACCATAGAGACGGTCCTGCGTATCATCGGACAACTGGCGAGCCATATCAGACGTATCTACAGTTGCCGCCGGTGGCTTTGTAGGATTGTCTAGAACCTCATTGACGAGCACGCCCATATAAGGATTATTAGGCAAAGAATACGTACGATTTTTAGTACCGATGACGTCAGAAATATTCTTATTTGCTACATCAATGCCTCCAACAAAGTTCGGGGGAGTAGCACCAGGCGTTGTAAATAGCGTAGGTCCTACAATTCCGTTTTCAAATCCTTCACGTAGAATATTACGCTGTTTCATTCCGTAATAAGCGGCTACAGATAGTATTGCGATGCCGAGAGTAATTCCTAGATACGCTCCGTGCTGGTGTAGAACCGCCAATAATACGCCGAGATACAGACCAAACCGTGTTAGAGAATTCAGGGCATTTGCAGTACATTTGCGGGCTTTTTCAGTAAACGGGAAGAAATCTAGCCATTGCTCCCATAATATACTGGGTGACTCCACCCAGAATGGATTGCATCGGGACGAGCTCATTCACTTACTTTGACGAAGGTTTTTATTCTATGTATTACTTCTTACCGCTCTTCTTTGCGGTTTTTGCTTTTGCAGTACTCTCTTCCATTAGTAACTCATTTGCAGCCGCATCGGCAGCAGCCGCCGCTGCAGCAGTCACACCACTCGCAACACCGCCTGCGCCACCCGCCTTCTTCGCAGCCTTCTCGGCAGCCTTCTTCTTGAGGCGCTCCTGTACTTCACGACGACGCGCCGAGCCCTCGTTGCCAGATTCCTTCTCGCCACCCTTGAGCATCTCGCCGAGCTGTTCAAAGAGACCCGAAAACGCCTCGTTATCGGAAAACTCCTTCATCAGCTCCTCGGCTTCACGAATAAGTTCGTCGCGGTTGAAATCGCCACGCTGGAACTTTGCCTGAATCTTCTTCGCAATACGCTGCGCAATGCCGATGAGCAAGTCGGGCTTCTGGGTAAAAATCTCCTGTAAAAAGCTAAAAATCTGAGTGGGGTCGTTGCTATTAAGGATCTCTGGTGAGAGTCCGAAATCCTCAGGATTGAATTCGCTGACGATCTCCTCGGCGATCTTGGCGATGTGACCCTTGAAGAGCTTCTCAGGGATCTTGAACTTCGGCTTGCCGTCGGGTCCGATTCCACCAAGACCGTCAAAGGCGCCGCTAATATCCTTCATACCTAGACCCTCAGCCAACTTGGATAGTTTCTCAAAAATGTCCTTCATTCCGTGATCCTCTCCCGCCTTGAGGCGCTTCATCATCTCCTCCATATCGTGTTCAAAGCCCGAAATGTCCCAGATACCATCGGTCTTTGCACCACCGTCAAAGGCAGCGGCAATGAGCAGCAGCGACGTCAAATATCGCCAAATCGCATTGCGACTATTGTCAGAAAGTTCAGACCATAGTTTGGCAGTCATGGCAAATCCAGGAACCAATTCCAGACCGGCATCCGTAAAAATAGATGAGTTCTGGACAGCGATATTGTTGGTATGGGTCTTCCAGACGGCTAGGAAGTTCTCGCGCGCCTTCGGGTCTTCCTTGGCGGCATTGAGTGCGTTTGCGTATTCCGGAAATGTTTCCAGTAGTTCCGTGACAAATTGTACATAGGTGGCAGAGAACGAGACCGACATGTTTTTACTTGTTAGAGACAAAGAGTCTGTAACAAATAAAGAAACGCAAATACGAGTTTAGGGCATACCAGCGGCACGGCGTCCAAGAATGACAATCACTTTACACCAATTCCAAATCGCCTTCTTATTCGCTTCGGTCATATTTACCCAGTGGCGATCAAAGATGATGTAGGCAACGGCGTAGTCCTTGTATGCGCCGGTCGTCATATCCTTCGCTTTTGCGATAAGCGTTGTCTCATCTTCATTCATGACCGGCTCGTGAAAGTCAGGATAAATATAGTCCATAAATCCGGAATGAATCAGTTTCGGGTTTACCTTCTTTAGAAGACGTAGTGAATCTAGAGCACTTGCGATATCCTTCTCTTCTGGATAGGTATCGGCAAGCTCCTCTACGAATTCAAAGAGTTTCGTATTAAATGCCGTAAGAAGATTCGCCATTGATTTTTAAATCTAATTATACGTTTAAACCTTTTGTCATTTTTTTACCACACTTTAGCCCATACGAGCGACTGGGCGGCTAATATCACGGTCGCGGCTGGCGGTATACGCTTCAAACTCTTTCAGGAGTTTATCTTCCTTTGCGGTACGTTGTGCTTGGGAACCGGCGATGGCAGAGGCGGCAGCAGCGGCGGAAGAGCCAGCGGCGCCACCAGGAATGAGGGAGGCGAAATTGCGCTCAATAGGATTCACGCCCTTATCGGAGGTGAATTCGCTGCCAAGAAAGCTGAAGTTATCGGACCACATTCCACCCTCCATTTCGGAGCCGTAGTAGGCGCTAGGCTCGCCGTTAGGCGCTCCCATATCTGTGACGGTGGCACCGCCACCTCCAGCGCTAACTGCCATAGAGCCGCCAGTGCGAGGATTAGAGCGACTGGTTGCTTCTCCACGAGGAGCCATGTCGGGCGAGTATACAGGAGCGGCGAGAGGTCCACGATTGTCGTCCATAGAACGTTGACTGTTCTTAGGACCGCCACTGCCGTTGAGTCTAGCTTCAAAAAGCCAATTATTGACAGGACCGGGACCTACACGTGGCTCGGATTCACCGGCAACCCATAGAGTTGGGACGGATTTTAGCCAATTAGGAAGAGGCGGGCGAGAGGGCGATGGATCAACACAAATTAACTGAAACTGTGATACGAATGGGGTGCGTGCTAGTTCTTCTAGAAATCCCTGGCAGTGACGACATTTCGTGCCATACCAGAGGCGGTGCTTGCTCATCTCCTCGTTGTAAAGTCTGGCGATTTAACAAGGTCTAAAAAAACGAGCGAGGTGGGGTCTAGCAAAGCTTACCGGCAGCCGTAAACGGCGCCGGTCTAGCGAAGCTTACCGACAGCCACTTTGTGGCGTCGGTCTAAAAATTGAGACTGGTTCTTAAGATAGAAGAGGAGGCAAAATGTTTTCGGGTTATGTTGAATCGGGACCGCCTCTACTAAATCCGGCGCTGGGCAAGATTCGCGCAACCTTCAAACTCAATGCAAATGTCACGCTTGCGAATGTGATTCGTCGTACGATTATTTCCTCAACGCCGTCGGTTGCGTTCAGGACCGAGCCGGCGGAAACCTCTGAGATGACTATTTCGGTAAATACAACGCCGCTAGTAAACGAAATCATCTCGCATCGTATCGGAATGATTCCGATTCTAGCAGATTACACCACGTTTGACCCTGCTCGTTATGAGTTCGTTCTTGATAAGGAGAATACGTCTAAGGATATGATTGATATCACTGCATCCGACTTTCAAATCTTTATGAAGAATCCTGAGAATCCACTGGAGGCACCGGTACAGGTACCAACGGTGCAGTTCTTTCCTCCCGACCCTATTACGGGCGAGACGGTTCTCATTACCCGACTGCGACCGCAGTGGAATCGCTCAGCGCCAAATGAGCAGATTAAACTCAAGACGAAGGCGTCTATTAGCACAGGACAGGAGAATATCCGCTGGTCGCCAGTGAGCCAGTGCTCTTACGAATATACTCGTGATAACAACGAGGAGCATTTAGAGGATGTCTTTACGAACTGGCTGCTCAATACGAAGAAGATTCCAAAGGTGACGGACCTTGCGGAGGAGAAGCTTTCGGAGCTCAAGCGTGAGTTTAATACAATGGAGGTTCAGCGGTGCTATCTTACGGATGAGCGTGGCAACCCAACGAATTTCACGTTTTACCTAGAGTCGGTAGGTACTCAGCCTATTCCCCTTATTGTATCCAATGCGCTAAAGGCTGCCGAAGCGCTTGTGCGTAAATATGAGGATATTGACGCAACGCTACCGAAGAATGTCGTTGTTCAGCAGGGCGATGCTCGTTTCCCTTGTGTAGATATCGTCTTTACGAACGAATCGCACACCCTGGGCAATCTCCTGGAAACCTACTTGGTGGAGAATCACGTAGACGGTGAGGCGCAGCCGCGGATTACATATGCGGGTTATAAGGTTCCGCACCCATTACGCCCCGAGATGTTTGTACGTATTGGCGTAGAGTCGGATGGCGGCGATACGGATCAAGAACAGACTATTGCGCGTCAGGCGATAGCGAGTGTTTGCCGCTTGCTACGTGACCAGTTCCGCACTCTACAAACATCTTGGGCAACTAGTGCCCCTGCCACCGCATAAAATCAAAAATCTGGGGCTTCAATAAGAGACATGGAGCCGTTGCTATATGCGGGAGTATTGTTCATTGTTCTCATCGGGCTAAGTCTATTTTTCTACCTCCGGCCTAAATACTTACAAGAGGGGTTTGCCGTAATAGCACTGGAGGGAGAGACGATGCCAAAATGCTTACTCCGTAGCATAGAAGCACAGGCAATACTCAAACACCTCTATCCGATGAAGCAGGCGGCACCCGCATCAAAGGAGGCTATGGCGTACAATGAACTCAAGCTCATTCTTGAGAAAGTGCTGTGCATTGATGCGGATATTACGGGCTCGGGTGCGGGTCCTTACCAGACCTACCAACTACCATTTGCTACACAGCACGATATTGAGCCACCGGCAAGCTTCGTAGGACGATGCTTGAAGAAGGCATTGCGGTCGCGTGATATTGAGGTTGAGTTTATGAAATTCAATGATCGTGGAAATATACTAATTGATACACTTGTATACGACGGAGACGAGCGCCAACAACTGCGCGACGCCTTCCGTAATGTAATTGTAAAGACGGCGCATAATATTGCGTTCACGTGCTTATCGGAGAAGGCGACTCTAGACCGCCCCTCTGGTCCTCGTGATCCCGGTTATTACGTACCCCATTTCTCGTTGGAGCAGGGACCTTACGAAATTAAGGGACGGTTTCAGTACTTTTAACCAATCAGTCAAGCATATACATCACAAAAGCAATTATAGAGCCGACGAAATATCCATATAAAGCAGCAAATAAAACAAACAAAAAACATTTTATGATTTTTGTTTGGGAGGGGTCCATTCCTCTACACCGAAGGAAGGAATTTACATGGCGCACTGGCATGTGCCGGGGCTGAGGAGCATAATTAAGATAGAAATGCCGAGGATTTGCCATACAGACTTCGCCTCCTTGACGCCAGGAACGAGAACATGGAGGACATTATTCCAGAGGTACTGTCCAAAAAGGAGAAGGAGCCCTAAAATAATAACAAGGGTGATTCCTGATACGAGTGCCGCACGGAACGGTAGCGCGCTCATACCCGTCTGATTCTCAAACGGCTCTGAGATCTTAAAGGGGGCGGCTTCAAGAGCAGCATTTACACCATTGGCAACCGCACCACCGAACATATTGATTCTACTTTACTAAATTTTTTATTCACTACCGGCACCACCACCTGGCTTGGGAACATGTAGCTTGAGGTCGTGCTTCATAATGCTCGTACGGTTCTCTTCTAGGTAGTTCACAAGGGACGCCGCACGCTCTTCATCGCCGCCGAAGAATTCTTTGAAATGTTTGAGCATAAATCCGCTGGAGAGTTTTTCGGTGACTTCGCGCGTCTTATGAACAACCGCACCCTTACTGACATTGATCTTTGCTACATTATTGGATTCCATAATACGTAGAATAATATCCTTGAGCGCCTTGGACTGTGTACGACGCTGCTTCATTTCGGCATTAAGGGATGCGACTTCCTCTTGGATTGTCATCCAGCGCTTCAGCAAAGCGGGGAGTTCGCTAATGGCGGGGGCTGAAGGAGCACTTGTTGGCACCAGGAGTGAGTTTGTAGAACCACCTGGTACAATAGACATTTCTCTATTATAATCTATATGATTATTGAGTACTATTTTTAAACGCAACGTCATTTTTTATCAGAAAAAATGAATCCGCTCTCCTCGCCCCCTTCAAACACCAGCAATGGACGCTCCGCCGAGTGAGGAAACCCGCCGATTCCTACGCCAGTTCTTTCTGATTCGTTATAATTCCCTTATACAACGAATCAAAAGTAAGATTCCAGATCAATTAGACGACGAGACCACCCAAAATCTCACAGACACCCTTGCCAACGTCGCCTGGATTGATGAGACCCTAGATGAAGTAAAGGCTGTACCCAGCCTTTACTAGATGAAGTAAAGGCGCTGCCGATCCCGTAGAGTTGTACGGCAGACGAAGCAGAGATGCCGCTGTTTTTGTGCGCATCCGTTACAGAACGTGTGACCGCAGGGCACCAAAGCCCAGCAGACGCGCTCCGTCGTACAAATAGAGCAAATAGGACCATCGGCGTTGTTGGTGCTCACATTGAGCGCCATCAGGATGGATCGCAGCGCTGTAAAGCGTGCATAGTGCCGGCAGAACTCAGTATAATCCCCTTGGATCTTATTCCGCTCGTACTCGGACCGAATATATCCAACGACCGATTGTTTGAGAGCCAGGATTTCCTCTGTCTCCACATCTTCAATGGAGATGCCGAGCAGGCGCTTTTTCATTGTATCTACCTTTTCAATCTTGAGGTTGAGAATTTCCATACTACGAAACATCTCCTTGACCGTTTCCAAATACGCATTCATAACGGCGTGAATATCCTTACGAATATCGCTGATAGAATGTCCGAGCTCTGCTTCCAACTCGCTTAATACCGTATCATTATCTGCAACAACTGCGACTTTATCCTTCATCCACTGCGACGACGAGCTTAGCGTAGGAAGTTCAAGGGAGCGAATGAAGTGTGAGTGCCGTTGGACAATAGAGGTATCCTCTAGCGGTTTTTCTAAAAAGGTAGTCAGCATTTCACTTTCATTTGTTAGAATATCACGGAGACGCTTACGCCAGGGTCGGAGATAATCGCGCTCATCGGGTACAATAGTATGTATGACATTCATATGATATTGTAGGGCGTTCTCTATACCCTGTTTAGTATTTGTCATTGTGCCAGAGCCGGCATCAGCATCATCAAAGTCCGCTGTAGCAAACGCCAGCGGCTCAACGTGGTCACCGTACGCACCTGATAAATCCATCTACCTCATAAAGTTTTGTTTTGTTTAGACTAAATAAGATGCTGGACGAATTATTAGTAGCAATTATATTTTTTATAGTATTAGGAATATGTGTATTTATTTATAATAATCCTATGCCAACTCGTGAGGGATTTGCCAACGAAACAGTTACCGACTCGGCGGAGGATATTTCTGGAGCACTTCCTACCGATTTGTCAGGATGCGCAGGAATACCATTATCAGATTTTAATACAGATATAGTAATGTCTTACTTATCCCCCGATATCGCTTACGCAATTATGAGTTACTCTATCGGTAGTTATAATTATTTACCGACAATTCAAAATGCTTTCAAACGAGCAAATTCTACAGAACAGATGGCAATCAGTGCATTACTTGGACGATATTTAGCGTTCAATGGTGGATCGGCGGCAATACCTGGACCTGGGTTTACCAATACAAGTCCTGGAAATTATGTAGCACAAATGAAGGGGGCTACCGATTTACTCAAACCGGAAAAAACAGAGACAGCATCGCCTGTCTATAAGTCTTATAAAGCCGCTACGGATGTCGCTTTCTGTACAAATTTTAATAAACGGTGGACAACAACAGAAGATTTTTAAAGAGAAATCTCTGAAATATACGTGAAAAATTCATCACTGAATCCATAATGGCATCCATTAGATTCCGTGCTTTCAGGTACACGACGGGATGTCGCATTGCCACCGTGTAGAAACGACACAATAATTCCACGAGGAGAGATTTCGGAGGTCAACGCCTCGCGACCAACAATAAATCCCTCGCCTTCGGCAATATTTACCGACGCAGGAAATTTACCACTTTCAAAGAACGATCGCTTGAACGCTAGGGACGCCTCGCTAACACGTTCCGCTACCGATAAGTTGAGCGGCGGCACATTCATCGCGCTAATATACCGTTTGGAGTCGTACATCGGCAAGGTAGAGCAATAGACGCATTCCACCGACGGATCGTTCAGGTACGCCATACGCGCACGGATAGAGGAGACAGGATAATGGTCGTCGTCATCCATCATCATAAAGATAGAACATTCAGGTGGTGCGGCTAAACACGCCTTATTACGCTTATCGCCGATTGCCAACTTTTTCGGCATTGATAAGTATCGCACACGAATATGCCGATTAACGCTTTGGAATTTGGCAACGGCGCCATCAATACGACCATCACTGTCACTATCGTCGGCAATAATCCAGGTAATTTTATCGCTGGGATAATCGGACTTTAGAATATTGTTCGCCATATTGGGAAACCACTTGGGACGATTATGCGTCAACGTAACTATGGCAACGTGAGGAAAATCAGGAATCGCGGGTAGCCGTGGCGGATACGCAGCGACTACAGTCGGCACAATAAGTAGTTTGATTGCGGATTTGAGTAGGGAACGGCACGCCGCACGGAAATCCTTCATACGGGTTGTGGAGCGGTGGCGTAAAGCGCCAGATAGGGTCTTTTGCTCCTCTTTGGTGAGTCCTAGCAGGGATTCTACTGCACGACAAACATCGGCTTCACTGAACAATACAGGTTTATCGGGAAACGCTGATTCTTCTAGCACTTTCCGTGTAGAAATCTTACCGACCGAGCCAAGAATATCACCATAGAGTTCAGTATAGACGCCGATATCGGTCCATAATGGTAGGGCACCAACAGCAGCCGCTTCGGCGAATGTATAACCGAATCCTTCGGCTGCGGACGCAACTACGTGAAACTCGTACTCCGCCTGTGCTTTCACTCTTTCTGTCTCGGTAGCGTACGTATCAAGGAGTTCAACGCCGCGCACACTCGCATCTATAAACTTTGCACGTAGCGAGTCCATAATCATTTTGGAGCCGTAAACATGAAGCGGCGGCCACTCTGCCTTCCAGACGCCGACAACAATCATTGCGGCAGCGGCTTTGTTCGCAGACGCACCCACCAAGTACAGAAACTCACGTTTCTTCTTTCCTAGGGCAGACAAACCGGCAGAAATTTCGGGACCTGCACGCCAAGAGATTACACGCGTACGAGATTCTTCAACGTCAAAAAACATATTACGCGCGTACTTGGATTTGAAGACGATGATGTCAGCGCCGCCCTTCTCTCGCGGCTCCAAAACCCATTTCCACGCGTCGATATACCACCACTCTTGATTGACGACGACAATATTGATACGCGCATACTTCCATGCCATACGGCAGGGCACCTCTAAATGAATATTAATATCAACCGCCCCTGATGCTCTATTACCGGTTCCGTACGTATAAGCGTCTCCGTGCTCAACCGAATCTATTTTCACTGATCCGCCCGCAGTGGCTTCTCGTAATATTTGTTCAATAATACGAGCATCCTGACTCAGACCGTAAGCGTGCGCAACAGTGCGCGATGAGCCTGAGAGTACACAGATACGCAATCCACGCCCTCCACTACTCATTCTCTACTTCTCTTACGAGTCTTCAATTTAGATAGGTTCGCCGTACGCACTGCCTTCAACGTCCCTTTACTACGTGGCACCCCCTTAACAAAAGCATCGGTAACTTTACGAATGTAACCTATTTCTTCTTTAAAATAACCGGAGTGACCACCATCCTCTACACGTTTTACCTTCATTTGTGGTAATATCTTGGACAATTCGGCAACAGAACGGTAGGGGCAAATCATATCGTAGCGCCCGTGAATAACATCAATTGGTATTCTTCGTAACCGATGCGCATCTGCTAAGATCTGACCTGGCTTCAAAAAGCCGCCGTTAATAAAGTAGTGATTTTCCAAAATCGCAACGGATATATCTTTCTTTCCTTTGAACGTAACCGGCTTCGGTACAAGTGAAATAACAGCATCCTCATAGCCGGTCCAAGCCGCCGCCGCTTCTGTCGCTATCTTCTTATCGGGACTGGTTAATCGGCGTTGATATGCACGTAAAATTTCTAACATTGTCCCTGCCCGCTCAGAAGCCGTTAATGGCGCTAAAAACCGCTTGTATTCTTCTGGAAATATTTGTGCAGCACCGTGTCGTTCGTAGAGCCAAGCGGATTCGGTATCATCCATCAAACAGAGAGCCCGCAGTAGCAGTCCGCTAACCCGATACGGGTACTTTTCTGCATAAACCAACGCCAACGTGGAGCCCCACGAGCCGCCGGTCAAATACCATTTCTTCACCCTAAGAACTCGTCGCAACCGTTCCATATCATCAAGTAAATCGTCTGTGGTATTGTGAGAAAGCGATGGAACGCCGAAAGGCTTAGACCGACCGCAGCCTCGTTGGTCGTATAATATAACGCACCACCGAGTCAGGTCAAACATCTGCACTGAGAGCGGTGAAAGTCCGGCACCGGGTCCACCATGTAATACAAGTGCCACGGGTCCTCTACGATTTCCGTGAACTTCATAATACATAGTCTGTCCGTGTGAAAGCGGTAAAAAATGCCCCGCAACTGCCATCCCTGCCATCCCTGCCATCCCTGCCATCCTTATTATAGCACTAGAATATTACGGCGAATAAGTTCCTGAGAGCACGCTACTAGGCAGTCTACATCACTGGACGCCCGATGCGCATCATACGTCCCCGCGTTACCAAAGAGATACGTATGAAGTTCGGCAAGGCGCGGCTGCTTGTACGAACCAGGACGTTGCGGATACCTAGAATCCTTATACGGTAGTTTACATACCGGTGTCGTGAGCTTCATAGTACAAATCTGCTTTGCGGGCAGCCACGAAAAGTCCGTATCCGCCGGCCAAATCCGCAGGCAGGCACACTTGACAACGGGCAAGTCAAACGCAAGATTGTGAGCAATAATCGCATCGCAACATGCGCAGTCCTCCTTGAATTCCGTAAATACATCGGCGCCAGGCGTGCCATTTGCAACTGCGAACGGCTTATAGATTTTATGAATCATTGCGCTCCCCGCATCCCATACAATATCAGGGTCCGGCTTAATAAGTGCCGAACGGCGCTTTACCAGAACCCCGTCTTCCAATATATGCCAAGCGATTTCTACGGGCTCAGGGTGGTTTTTCACATCAGTATCAGCGCCACCCCGGACCTTTGGCAACCCATTTGTTTCAGTATCAAAGTATAGTACTCTCATTTTGTTAGAACTACAGACGTTGCCTTTATATACTCAATTTTTGCGGTTAAAATCGCCGTTATAGAATAGAAATATGAACGGTCTAAATACTGGCGCTAAGGCTGCTAGAAATAATGCTATGAACAATGCGGAGCGCGGTCCTGTAAACTACGCAACTGCCTCGAGACGTAATAATAATTACAACTTACCGGCAAGCCAAGATCCTGAGGCGTCTCCGAATGCGAAGAACAATTCGTTCAAGGCGACCAACAAGAATAAGAACAAGAAGAATAATAATAATTCGCCACTGAATGCATCATTTACAGCGGTAAACATGGGATTCGGATCTGTAACAAATACGTTGGGGTCTGTTGGCAAGGGTGCGACGAATGTTCTAGGAGGTGTCGGTACCACGGCGACTAAGGCGGTTAGCGGCGTTGGTAAGGTGGCGAGCAACACGGTTGGGGCGGCAACTGGCGCGGTGAGCAGTCTGTTCGGTGCGTTAGGCGCGGCTGCTCCCCGGCTTCCAGGTCAGGCGGGCGGATATTACTCTGGATCCATGCCCATTTCAGGCACCCCTTCCTCAGGCAACCCGTATCTTGCTGAGTTTTCAGTAACGACGGGTGGTGGCTACATGCGTAGAAATAAAAATAGCCGCCGTAATCAGAAACAAATGGCTCGCTCTCGTCGTGCTTCCCGCCGCTCTCGCCGTGCGTCCCGCCGCAGCCGCCGCCAGAACAACCTCAACAAGATGATGGGAGGTCGCCAGAACATGGGCACCCTAAACAAGATGATGGGGGGTCGCCGCAACAACAACAACAACCTGCTGAACAACAACAGCAACAACAAGAACAACAAGAACGGCAACAACGCCGCTGCGCCTGCGTCCCGCCGCCGCAGCCGCCGTGCGTCTCGCCGCTCTCGCCGTGCGTCCCGTCGCAGCCGCCGCCAGAACAACCTGAACAAGGTTGGAGGTCGCCGCCGCCGCAACAACACGAAGAACAACAAGAAGTTGCGCAAGAGCCGCCGCAGCCGCCGCAGCCGCCGCTCCCGCCGCAATAATAAGAAGAACAACGTGAAGGTTGGCGGCTGGTGGTAAGCGAGCCCACACCGCAGGTGTGAGGCGACCGACTTAATCGTCCGTTCCTAGCCAACGCTCCGCTGATTTGGCTCGTTTAATCGGACCGCCTGTGATTGCGCGGACAGGTGCGAAACTACGACGGTGCTCAGGCGTGACACCGTGTGCCGTCAAGCCTGTCATATGCTTAGCGGTTCCATAACCCATATTTGTACTTAATCCGTAGTGGGAATCCCACTCTGGATTAGATGCTACCATCTCTTGAACCCAACGATCGCGGGATACTTTGGCGAGAATACCCGCCGCCGCAATCGCCAGATACTGCGCATCACCGTCTACAATAGCGTGTCCCTCCGTATCCTTATAGGGACGCCAATGGTCACCGTCTACCAGCACTCGCTCAACTGGCACCACCAAAGAATCCAGGGCGCGATGCATCGCCGTTAAATCCGCTTGGAGAACATTCTGTTCATCAATCTCCTTGGCAGTCACGAACGCCGTTGCCTTATCCAACGCACATTCTTGGATATAATCGTAAAGTATATCACGTTTTCGCTTTGTTAGAAGTTTTGAATCGCGAATCTCGTTAAGAGCCACTCCATTATCAAACATATCATCGGTATCATTGCTGAAGACAACTGCCCCGACATAGAGTCGTCCAAATAGGCAACCCCGACCCGCTTCATCAAGCCCTACTTCAATAACGTCATCTTCCTTATAACGCAATTTATAAGGCATCGTGCGTAATGAAATAATAACCATAATTCAGTCAAATTTTTTAAAGACCACAAGCAGAATGGTGTCAGTTGGAACAGTCCTGGCAATCGTAGCAGCATTTGCTGTTATAGTATTGTTATACACGTGGCCTTATATTTTTGGTCGTACTCATAATGAGTATTTTACAGATGCGCCTCCTGAGCCTACCACTGAGCAACCCGTTGAAAAGTTATTAATTGACACAATACCTTCTAAGAATTTAATACACGCCTTGGCAGTACCAGATATTAGAAGCCTAGAGGGTTTCCAGAGCGGAAGTCTAAATACATCATTTGATGATGGTAATGGGCAAATATATGGTAATGAAGAACTAACTAATAACGGAAATGAGGAAATGTATACTAATGGTAATGAAGAACTAAGTACTTATGGTAATGAGCAAATAGATAGTAATGGAGAAGCAACCACTTATGGTAATGAGCAAATAGATAGTAATGGAGAAGCAAGCACTTATGGTAATGAGCAAATAGATAGTAATGGAGAAGCAAGCACTTATGGTAATGAGCAAATAGATAGTAATGGAGAAGCAAGCACTTATGACAATGGGCAAATAGATAGTAATGGAGAAGCAAGCACTTATGGTAATGAGCAAATAGATAGTAATGGAGCATCAAATGATGTAGTTGGAAGTGGTTACGATATTCAGCCGATGGATAATCCGCCAATGTCAGGTACCGCTGCGGGTTCAGGAGTACCGTTACGGTTAACAAGTTATACTCCTCCCTTGGCAAATGTTGTTTTACCGAGAGGTCCTGGAGCAGGCGCATCGGCAGGAGCCGGCTATCTTATGACAACGAACGCAGAGCCAGTAATAGGATATACATCAGTAAATACTCCGTTACCAATTCTAACTGGACCGCCTCTCCCCCCTCCACCTCCTGCACCCCCATCTATGAATCTACAGGTATTGAACAGCGGTATGGTTCCTGTTGTTACTTATTTTACAACAAGTTCGTCTGGTGCATCAGAGGATTTTTCATCATATCCAGCATTTAGCATTGGTGCAGCTCTGGTAGATTCTAATGCAGTAGAAATTATCAAAACAAACATAATATCGGGCGGACAGTATAATCTTAATGTAACGTCTGATTTACCAAATGTAAAATATTCATTTCCTATACAATTTATTGATGTTAACACAGGTTTCAATGAGGATCAAGATAAGCCGTTTTCTTATAATTTTAGGAATACAAATATTGTGAAGCCTGGACCCGTCTTTTTTGGAGCCAAGACACTCAATTTCCAGGTTGTCCAGACAGAGCCATTGCCTCAGACAGCACCAAATGCGCCCCCACTGCGCCCACCTACACGGCAACCTGCGCCATCTAGCATAAATAGTGCATCATCTATCAATAATAATTCGTCAGGAACCTCGGCATTTGTAACAAATAGTTCACAGCCTGAAGTATCGCGAGCATCCTCTGCACCAATAGCACAACCTGCTATGCAAGTAACATCTCAAATGAACAATGCTTTAGCGGCAAAACTGATTACTACATTAATTACAAACGAGACGGATCCGATGACTAAAATGGGATTATCAACCGCGCTAAGAAAGATACCAACAAATGGTACAAATATTCCAAATCCAGGTTACGTAAGTGTTTACAATGCAATTGCGGCGATTCCAACAAATTTCACATATACCCAACTCGCAAATATGTATAATACATTGCCGAGTACGAGGGGCACAACGAAGCCGATTGCGAATCCTACAGCCGTATTGTCAATGGCGCCTATTGTTGGCGCAGCGCTAAGAAATACACAAGGACAGGTTAATAACGCACAGGGACGCACACAGTCGCAAAATCAAATACAATCACAGGCGACGATACCGTCCAATTCAGTGACTGTTCTCAAAACGCCGCCAGTGAATACTAATGCAAATATGATTGAATTAGAAACACCTTATCCCTCATTTATATTCCCTGCGCAGGGAATAAATGCTAATGTAATTAATACAATAAAGACAAATTTAGCATCATCTGGACGATATACAGCACTTATTAGATCGGACGTACCCGGTCTGTTCTATACATTCCCTCTTGGACAAATCACTGCAAATAACATTCCAAATAGTTCGCGAGTCGTTAACTACACCTTTGAAAATCAGTCAGTGCAAAAGCAAAACCGAATTTTCTCAAGGGCAAAGACGTTATCGCTAACGATTGCACAAACAGCTGCTCTTCCTTCTACAGCGCCGAATGCTCAACTCGCGACGTCTCCTATGACAAATCCGGCAACTCCTTGGGCAAATCCTTGGGCGCCTGTATCATCTAACGGAATCTCATCTCAGCCTCCGTCAACGATGGCGTCTATTATACCAGCAACGGCGACGGTCAGTCCTACAAACGCCTATACATTTACGAATCAGTCTATTATGCTAGATGCAAGCACATTAGCACAGAAGATTCGTAATGCCGAACTGACGGTAAAGTGTAATAATTACTCACCAACACTGCCGACGCTATCTATGTAGATAGATCACCCGGTTACATCAACACCTCAAGTTACTTAGTAATGTGAGGCGTTGCGAATTTTGGCACCCCGTGTTAGAGGGAATGAAAGTAGAGACAGTACTCTTTGTCGGATTCATCCTACTTTTTGTCGCATTCATTTATGCGAATAGAAAAACAACTGAGGGATTTGACGGTGATGTGCCGACAGCCGATGAGACGTCGGAGTTCCCGCGCGATACATCCTCGGCGACTACGACAAATCCGCAGTTAGCATTAGCGCAGCCTAAGGATATTCAGGCATTGATGGAAGTTATTAAAAACTTCAAACTCTTGTACAACGCCCAGGACCCTATGACCCTCAATCTGGATCCCCAGTCTTTGCAGCAGACACAGTACTTTTCTATGCAATCCGATAATTTGCTCAATCAGTTGCAGGCAGGACTCGCAAGCTCAGACGCTGTATCTATGAGTTTTGATGATACTGTACAACTTCGTAAGGCGTACGAATGCTCTATAGATATTTTACGCGGAAAATCGCAGACGGAGGCGTCACAGGACTCCTCGCCAAACGGCTTATCGGTAGGAGTACTCGCAAAACTACAAGCACGAGTTCAGGCAGAAAGTCTACGATTGTCCAATCTCCGATCTTCGTCGGAGAATGTTATGACCCGTATCTCAGAGTTAGATAAATTAGCATCGGACTTAGGCGATATTATTTCAAGCGTTAATCGCGGACAGACAAATATTGCCGATGTAAATATTTCGCCGGCTGAAGCGAATAGCTTTCTCAAGACATCGGCGGACCAGAACGGCGCTGTACCAAATCTATCTGAACCATCGGGCGGTTCTACAAAGTCTATGACAATTGGTCCAACGGGACTTACAATTGATACTGCTCTACAGACCTTGGTTGGTGTCGCTCGGAATATGAAATGGAGCGTAAATGTTGCTCTGGAAAGCGATCCTGATAAGCGACAGTCACAGGATGTACTGGATAAGATTGATGCGATAGAGAAGAATATTAATAAATACGTCATCAGTGGCACGCCGATTCCTCCAAATATTCAGAGACTCTATGAACAAGAGCTAGCGGTACTCAAAAATCTTACGGGTGAATCGGCACCCGATATGACGACGGTTGTATTAGGACCGCCGAAGCCGGCACTACATCAGAAGGGCAATGTATCGCAGGCGTTTATGCCATCGCTAGAGAGCCTCAATACAGCGCAGGGACTCATTGGGGGTCCGACCGCCGGCTCGGCATCCAATGGCATCGGCTCAGGTGATTACGTAATGACGGACGATAATATTCAGCACCGTGGTTCGGCGGCGAGTTTTGACGATTCTATGGTCGGCGGATTGGATTATAAGACACGCGCTCTGGAGATGTGCCGACAGATTCAGGCGGCGAATCTGGGCGACCCCACCAACTTTGGATGTATCAAAAATCCTAATGAGGTGAGTGCATCGTATTCGTGGAAGGGCAACTACCAGATGGTCTGCTCGCGCCTAGGCGATACGTGGGGCAACTGGTACCCGCAGATGTTCGGCTGCCCAAAAGTGGATCCGACGGCAAAGTTCACGCGCAAGACCTAGTATGCCCGCCCTCCCAGCATACCTCCATTTGTCTGTCTAGCCGGCTCCTGCGGACGGTTTGCCTCAAGATTGCGGGGTACGTATCCAATAATAACGATACAGAGACCCGAGATTATTGCAATGAACGCCGTATTTGTATGCGTTACAATCTGCAGAATCATACTACAAATGGGGCTGCCAATGAGGAAGAGCGAATTGACGAAGCCGACAAAGGAAAGATTCGCGCAAAGATTTGCATAGATATTGGTGGAGATAATGTGAATCAGATAAACAAGCACAAACGGAAGACCATATTTAATATATGAATACGCAAAGATTGTGTATTCCTTTATTTTATTATACACAGGTGCCACCAAATCCCATACCCAACGTACGCAGTCCATTACTGCCATATTATGTTAGAAATTCAGGTATCTCTCAATTTTTAGAACGCCCGGCATAAAAAACCATTATACTGAATAGAATGGCTTCAGGAATGAAGGTGACGCCTATGCTTATTTTATTGGGCGTAGCGCTCATGTTAATTGTGGGTTATTTGATTGGACGAGCCCGCGGTAGAGTTTTAGAAAAGTTTGACGGTGGTGGAGGCAACTGCAACCGTTGTAATAAGCCCCGCCCTTGCGGCTGCCCTGCAACGGCAATTCCGCCAGAGTCGTTAGACTTAGAGTTGCCATCTATGCCGCATTGGCCAAGTGCGGAGGCGATAAAGCATCTCTGTAATACGTGCCATAAACCGAGACCATGCGGATGCGGTGGCGGCAGGGGTGGCGCTTGGAATGGAATGCATTCATCGCAACACAGTGTAGCCGATGCGGGATCCAACTCGTCTCCTGATGGAATGCCGTATGCGCAAAGAGAGCGCTGCCCGCCCTGCCCGTCTTGTCCCACTCCTGATATGTCTAAGTGGATTAAGAAGTCGGCAGTCCCGCCGTGCCCGCCTTTGCCCGATATGTCAAAGTATATGCTCAAGACGGAGTGCCCGCCGCTCCCTGATATGTCTAAGTATGTACTCAAGTCGGCGGTACCAAAGTGCCCCCCTTGTATCTCTACGTGCTCTAAGCCGTGTAAGATTGGTGAGTGCCCGCCGTGCCCTAGACCGCGTTGCCCAGTGGTCAAGTGCCCTGATCCTAAGGCGTGCCCGGCGTGCCCTGCGGCACAGTGCGAGCCTTGCCCAGAGCCGAATATTCAGTGCAAGGCGAGGTATGAGCCGAGCAATCCAGTGCGCCCTATGTTAGCTAGTACTTCTACCTTTGGTTTGTAATACTCCCGGCTAATTATAGGAATGGCGTCACCAAAGACGTTAAAACAATCGCCTGAATACCGTCATTTTCTTGAAGAAACAGTGTTGACAGTATTTTTATGGGTAGGCATATGGGGTGCGATTTCGCATCTAATTGACTATTATTTGAAACGTTATTTTTACTCAGAACTTGTCATCTATGCTGTAATTGCGTTAGTTTCTTTTAGTTTACTCGCATCTCGTGGTTACATTCCGGCAGATGAACAAAAGAAGTAGGTGCGTTAAATCAAGAATCCCAAATAGAAACATTATGTTACCGTTTTTATTTGGCTGCGTCTCCCTGTTGTTCACATCCGTGACAGCACAGACACTAGGGTATGATTATCAAGGATTTAACCCTCCAGCGTTGGGATGTGGAACGAATAACGGTGCATTAAATATTTTATTGTCACAGTCGCTGCCTGCGGGCGCTACCGGTCTCAAAGTGAAGCAGATTGCGTTTGCTATTTATGGTAATCAAGCAATGCCGGCAAATATACAACTTGACGGAAATCCGTCTACTTCCAGATTATCTACCTCAGGTATCCAGGCGTGCTGCGCACCGAATTGTGATTTAGCGGTTCAGATGGCGGCAGCAGGACAGACGTGGTACAATTCGCCGTGCGGCACAAACTCGTGCGGCGGCAGTTCAACCAAGAATCAGTGGTATTATATGGATTTTTCCTCAACAGCAGTGGGCACAATACAACAAACTAATATTTGGCAGATAGAGTTCTTTGATAGTGGTGGTGGCATGACCGGTGCGGATATGATTAATCTTGGTTCTGGTTCCGTATTTTTCATGTCATACACGGCAATTATCCCTTCGCCGTCAATCACGCCATCGGTGACGAAAAGTCCAGTTTCGCCAAGTTTGACACCGTCAGAAACTGCCTCCGCATCAATAGACCCATCGGATACACAAACATCAAGCGTAAGCCGAAGTGTATCGGCGTCCGTATCAGCAGATGTAACAGATACTAAGAGCGTCTCGCCGTCGCGAACTCTTTCACGGTCGGATTCACTTTCAAGAACAATTAGCCGATCGGAATCCGCATCAGGCACACTTAGTCGATCAGAATCAGCATCAGTCACAAATAGTAGGTCGGAATCGGCATCTGTATCGGCGGATGTAACAGATTCTAAAAGCCCATCGGTAACAGTGAGCTATTCAAAATCGGAGTCCGCATCTGTAACAGGATCTAGAGCCGTATCGTCGTCAGTTACTGGGTCAAGGTCACCCTCGGTAAGTTTTTCGGCTTCAACTACATTATCTACTACAGCGACAAAAACCTCTACAGGCGTATGTAGCGACGCTCGTACCTATTTTAATGGGGTTTGGGCAACCGTTGTAGATATCACTGCTACATATCATGTAAGGCACTGGGTGAATGTTACGCACGATTTAACTCCGCCAAACGAACAATTTATTGGCGCAAATCCCACGTGTACGCAAACGAGTACAAGTTGTACATGTTTGTACACCGGCGGTGATAGTTTGAACGGATGTTCTATTAATCGCTATGCGTCAATTACCTATACATATGGGGCTTCACAAACAACCACCTATGTAACGCAAAGCCCGTTGTGCGCCTATTTTTTCGCGTCAACTATTTTTATACCATCAGCAACCCCGTCTGTAACAGTTTCATCAACTGTATCTCGGTCTTTAACACGTTCGTCAAGTATATCACGGTCTATTGCGGCATCGTCATCTGTATCGCGTACAAATGCTCCATCGCCATCAGTTACCATATCACCGACGCAGACGCCGTATCTTCCGTGGTTTCAAGGTCTCGTAGGATGTTGTCATGATTCCATAGATACATCTATAATGGCTCTCAACGTTTTGCCGCCGTATCCTTACGTAAATATGGGGATTAACCGTGTTTCGTTCCAATATATGCCATTGGCTGCTGGTACAGCCACTTTCACAATCGCTCTCATGAACGTAGCAGGAATAAGTGTACCAGGAGGAACTATATTGGCATCAAAGACGTTTTCAGTCACATCTCCAGGTAGTTACCCAGCATACCCACAACAGGTTGTGACATTTACTGATCTTTACCCAATATCCTCTTATGTTCTAGGAGGAGATGTGGAGTATGCATTAGCATTCTATAATGCGACCCCAGGAATCATAGATATTGTTGTTGGCGATTCAAGTGTATCATTTCCATCATTCTGGAACGACCTGATGGCAGAATTAACGGGGACGTTCTATACGGTGGGTGAAACAAACCCGCCAGAGGTTACGAATTGGTTACAATCTACAAATATTGCATTTGTTGCAGTGGGAGCGGGATCCGTGCTTTCCAGTTCGCCAACACCGTCGTTGTCTCTAACTCCCAGTTCTACTATATCAGCGACCACATCGTTTAGTCCCAGTGTTACAACAGCTGTATCTCAAAGCATAAGTGGATCGGTCACAACCGAGGCATCCCAGACTACAAGCATATCATCTACTGCCTCGTCTTCAGAGTCTGCGACTATGTCTATAACAACTTCTGCATCTGTGTCTATTAATCCATCATCTTCTAGTAGTTTTTCTCAGACATCTAGTTTGACTGTCACAAGCCAGCCTACGGCATCTGTTAGTTCTTCACTTTCAACATCTATATCTGTATCATCTGATGCTTCCAGTAGTTTATCTGTCAGCGAAACATTATCTGGAACTATGACTTCGTCGGCAACTGTTAGTCGAAGTGTCACTATCAGTCAAAGTATTTCTAGTGAGGCATCAATGACAGAATCTGGAAGCCCATCACTTTCAGCCACACAAGTTGGAACTGTGACTTCGTCGGCAACTGTTAGTAGAAGTTTAAGTGTCAGCCAAAGTATTTCTAGTGAGGCATCAATAACAGAATCTGGAAGCCCATCACTTTCAGCCACACAAGTTGGAACTATGACTTCGTCGGCATCTGTAAGCAGAATAGCCAGTTCAATATCTGTAACACAAACGGTGAGTTTATCTGAGACAGCATCCTCGTCCGCATCACTATCGGTAAGTAGATCGGTATCACAAAGTACAGAACCCACTTCATCAGTAACACAAAGCATATCGGTATCACAAAGCACATCAGTAACACAAAGCATAGAGCCCACTTCATCAATATCAGTAAGTAGATCGGTATCACAAAGTACAGAACCCAGTTTATCATTATCGGCAAGTCTATCAGTATCCCAAAGCACATCAGTAACACAAAGCGTAGAGCCTACTTCATCAATATCAGTAAGTAGATCGGTATCACAAAGCACAGAGCCCACATCATCAATATCATTAAGTAGATCAGTATCCCAAAGCACATCAGTAACACAAAGCGTAGAGCCTACTTCATCAATATCAGTAAGTAGATCGGTAAGTTCCACAATTTTACCACCCTCACTGACCGCATCGCTGTCTACAAGCATAATAGTAACAGTGTCTATTTCTAGTTCTGAAACACAAACAGCAAGTTTATCAGCAACAGTATCCGCATCACTATCTGTAAGTAGAACCACAGGTCCTTCGTCGTCAGCGAGTGGTTCTAAAACTCTATCAAGGAGTTCATCCCAATCATTTACATCTAGTATATCACAAACGACCTCAAATACTCCTGTGCCGAGTGTATCGGTAAGTCCTAGCATAACACAAACAGGGTCAAGTAGCACATCTGCAAATCCTGCTCAATCCTTCTCTTCCTCTATAAGCAATACAGTTTCCCCTTCACCAGGTAAAACAGCGAGCCGATCCTTATCACTCACAAACAGTATATCAAACTCTCTATCAATCTCCCCCACTCTTTCAATGTCTATATCAGTATTTGGCAGTTTTTCACCATCCATTAGTAGTATGAGCTTCTCCGGTACTCCAGGTCCCAATTTATTCACAAATGCGAGTGCCTCACCTTCCTTGAATGCAACTATTCCAATTGTAGTCACCGCCGCTGCGGATAATTCCTCTCTAGGCATAATTCTTGGCGCGGTATCGCTAGGTTTGGTGGCTTTGATGGGTGTGGTTATGGGAACAAATGCCATGCGGCGCAGTGGTGCGTTAAATTTCCTGGGCGCGTTGGGGGTCAAGACCCCGCCTGGAATAGCCACCGGCAAAAGAACAAAGGAGGAGCTAGCGGCAGACGCTGCGGCAAAGACAACCGTGTTAGGCAGAATGGGTTCTATGGTTACAGCCATAAAGGGACGTTCGGCACAAATTACAAAACTTGTAGACTCACTGCCGGTACCGGATTCGGTCAAGAGTTTTGTACACGATCCGAAATCAATACTACCAAAATCCGCACAGGATTTACTTGATACGGCACAAAGCTCATTCGGTCAGACCGGCGAGCCAGCCGATTTAGAAAGCGTCGAGCAGCCAAAGGCTACAAAGTCAATACTCAAGAAAGATTCACGCGTAACTATTGCGCCTACGCCCACATTTTCGGACGATGTTGTGATGGACGGAGGCATACAGTTAACAAATACACGGGCAAGTACACCAACGCAGCAACGCAGACCCGTGCGCAATACAATAATGGATGATACATACGATGTATACAACACTGATAACCTAGACAACGCATACGAAAACACACTGATTCATGAACCTGCGCAGTCATCTGGTTTTGTTAGACCCCAAGGAAGATTTCCAATTGTTAAACCAACGGTACCGCCTCTACCAGAAGGTTGTAAGTGCGAGGCGTGTTTGGCGGCAAAGGCGGCTCACGCACCGCCACCGCCATCTGTATCAAATGCAGACGTGATGAAGCAGTTAGAGGATCTCAAAAAGTTTATGGTTGAGCAAATAAAGCCACAACCGCTTCCACCAGCACCAGTAGCACCAGCACCAGTAGCACCTACACCAGTAGTACCAGTAGCACCCGCACCAGTAGCACCCACACCAGTAGCACCCACACCAGTAGCACCCACACCAGTAGCACCATCACCTGTACCCGTACCAGTATCAGCATCTGAGCCAGCCGAACGACTCCCTAAAATCGTATATCCTGAAAATAGCAGAAGTCACGCATCACCTATAACGGTCAATGCAGAGCCGGTTGTTGAGACACCAGCGGCAACAGTCGCAGAGGTAAAGGTCACAGAAGTAACAGAAGCAATAGAGGTGTCAAAGGTCGCCGAGGAAACTCAAGAGCCACCAAAGGCAACAATTGAAGTGAATGCACACGAACTTGAAGAGATTCGTGCCCTTCTCGCCGAGAGACAAAAAAAGATTATCTGATAGTATTGTCGTAGAAATTTTCGCACATGGAAGTAAGGATGGATACCCGCTTTTGGGGACCGAGCGGCTGGCGGCTGCTACACTTAGTGGCGTTTGCTGCTCCCAACCTTAACCGACGCTACCTTCTTCAATTTTTTGAAAATCTACCGTACGTGCTACCCTGTAAGTTCTGCCGCGCGTCATTAACAGAGTATTACGCAAGCGATCCTATTCCCACGGACTCAAAGGAATTCGCCAACTGGCTCTATCGTATTCATAACCGCGTAAATGGCAAACTCCGCGAGCAGAAGTTAATTACAGGCAAGGACCCCACTTGGCACAACGTCAAGCAGCGTTACGAAAAGTGGATGCGGCAGTCTTGTACACAGCAGGCAATGATCGGTTGGGATTTTCTATACTCCGTTGCGTATACAACCCCCTGTAAAGATGTGACAAGCACTCCGATACCAGGGGCGCCACCACATCCAGCGACTCCCGAACTTAAAAACCGCTGGAATACGATGACAATCGCGGAGCGCCTACCGAAATTCAAACTATGGTGGGAGTCTCTTCCCCATATTCTCCCTTTCCCCGTTTGGCAAAAGGCGTGGGTCAAAGCGGTCCCCCACGTGCCGAAGCTCGCTTGCGGTAGAAAAGCGGTCACCGAGTGGCTCTACAAAGCTGAAAAAGCGATGTGCCAAGAGATCAAAGAGAATGCGCCCCACGATAGTTTTGACGGACTTTGTACCGAGTTGAATGCGTTCGCCAGCGGCTGCGGCAAAATTAAGACCACGAAAGTGAAGACCTGCCGCGCAAAAAAGACGCTCAAGCGGAAATCCTTGGACCGCAACCGTACGCGCAAGTACTTTGCTACCGGCGGATTCTTATAGTTCCTTTTTCTTCATACAGCCGCGGTGCGCCCAACAGCGCATCGTAGAATGAATCGTTATTGCCTTATCGCAAGACTTACCATCCGCATGTGTATAAGTACACTTATATACATACGTACAATCACCACGTTTCTTCTTGTTTGACATCCAGGCAGCCGACGCATCGTCAAAGAACTTCGCATCAAACTCCTGATTTCCAGCAGACATTTTAAACATCATATAATCAAAACTACCCATTTCAATTTTCCACTGTCAACTCGGCAAGACGCTTCATAACGGTGTCAGGATAAACTATCCCCGGAAATTTTGCGACGAGCACCGCACAGGGAATATAACGCCGACGGTCATCTTCTGATACACTAAGTGCCGACCAGCGCGCTTCAAGTGCTTTCGCACGACTCCAATCCTCCGCGGACCAAGTTTCATCGCCATCAGGTTTTACAAGATACTGCGTCAACACTCCACCACGTGAAAGCATTTTCTAATCCTTATATAAAAGAATGGCTAACCTCTTTAAACTTTCGTCTCTTCCGTATCTTCCTATTCTCCTAGTGGTTGTAGGTCTTGTTCTCATTTATCTATGGGCACGCAGCCGTACAACCCGCGAGGGCTTTGAGGACACTGTAGAGCCGTCGGCTTCCAACCCGTGGAAGTTCAATATGTACTACGTGGACTGGTGCCCGCACTGCCACCACGCCAAGCCTGAGTTTGAGAAGCTCGGATCTACCATGACCATCGGCGGTCAGCAAGTCGCATGTAATGCGATTGAGGCGGAGAAGAATCCCGAGGCGGTTCAGGGTCTGAAGATTTCGGGCTACCCAACGTTTGTTTTGTATGATGCGGAGGGGAACATGGTGAAGGATTTCGACGGTCCTCGTAAGACGGCGAGCTTCCGTTCTTTCCTTGAGGATACCGTGAATATGAAGGCGGAGCGGAATTCAGAGTAAGCCATTCTTGCGCAGCAACAGTTCCGATTGAAGTGAGCATTTCATAATCGGCAAGTTGAAGTCGCATAAACCACGCAGGAAACGGTAAATTAGGAAACCAAACAATATTTTTAGGATATTTATCCTTCAAATACGCTATTTTCTTCGGTCCTTCAAAATGGATCATAGAAAATATGTATTCGGCAATCGTAGTAGGTGTCTTTATTGCACCGTGCTCAAAGGTAAATCCGAGGGATTCGTAACGATCCGAATCGGATGGCAATAATCCCCAAGGAAAGTTTGCACCAATCGCACCATCAACCCATATATGTCCTGTTTCTTTATGAGTATAAGGGCGGAAAAAGAGCGGTAGGCTCATACTTGCGCGAATTGCATCAATAACAGATAAGGTAGGATGTGTTTTTGCAGAGCATAGAATAATTTCGTGCGTGCTAATATTTGCAATTATAAAGGTAAGATTTGGTATATCGGACATTACATAGGCGGACGACCCAGGTTTTATAAGTTCTAATATACGTTCAATCTCTCCCATTAATGAGTCGCCATTATCCAATCCCCACGATTTATTGATATTCAATAGATTATTGACATCAATATCACGGAATTTAATATAGTCTGTAGCATACATACATTTACGAACATCGGCAACTGAGTCTCCAAGTGCCATAAGAGTTGCGAGAAATGCGCCGGCAGAGGTCCCCCAATACTCCTCTACCCGTTCTAAAACTCCTGCTGTTTCCAATAGAATTAACGCTTCAACGAAGACAAGGCAGCGTGTACCGCCACCGGCAAAGACTAGGCGCCGCGGAAGCATCTATCGGCGCCGGCGGAATGAAATTCAAAATAATTACGCATATAACTACAAGATGTCATCAGGGTCATTGGTGCCGCCCATGCTCGTGCCGTCTTCTTTATATAAGGAAGAGGCGAAGCGAGATAGCACCCGAATTCGTATTTATAATATGGTTCTACAGCAAATCTATAATAAGGTAAAAGCCGTAGCACGTGTTCCCGGCAACGAGAAATCACTATGGTATGTAGTACCTGAGTTTATTCCAGGGACCCCGCGATTTGATATTGGCGATGCTGTATTATATATTGTTTGGAATCTACGAAATATAGGTTATACCGTAGAATACACGCATCCGAATTTATTGTTTGTAAGTTGGCGGTCTCATGACGAGATTTATCGCAAACACGAAAGTCCGTTAAGTCAGGTTTTGAATGCGGTCCGAGGTGTTGCGCAGGAATACAAAGTTCCTATGGCGAAACCGACGATTCCTACAGCGATGGCACCTATGCCCGAAATAACAAAGCGTAAGACGCCGATTAAAAAGACGGTGGAATTCAAACCTGAGGCGGAGACAATTCACTTGCCAAGTCCGACACAGCCGATGACACGGTCACTGGTTATGTCGGCAACAGGAGGAGCGGGCGCGGGTATACCACGATTACCGGGACAGTTGTCGGAACGGCATGTATCGTTTGTATAGACCACCACCACCGGCGGCGGCAATCATCATTGTCGCCTGGGTACCCTGCTTCACTAAGATGTCTAGAATGAGGATTAAGAAGATGCCGCCGAGTACAAATAGTAATATTTCAAGTAGATTGGATTCAGACTTTGTGACTTCCATCTGCTCCAGTTTATTGAACATTGAATCAAGTTTACGTTGGAGGCTATCAAGGCGTTCATTGGCGGCGACTTCGGCACCCTTCAAGTCCGCCTGTCGCGCTTCATTCTTACCAATCTTCTGCCATAGCGTGGACTGTCCATCTAGCCAGGGCGATGGGATGAGCGGCGCCTCGTTTTCACGATGAGGCATACGGTTCTTAATCCAATCGGGGATAGATGTATCGTTAAAGGCGGTTGCCCAGTCGGGTTCCAGTTTATATACGTTTTTATCTATAACATCTTCGGCGGGATGCGGGAAGTAATCTGCAGTTTCAAAAGCATTGAGAATCTCGGATTCGCTAGTACTCTTTGAATTACTCGTCGGCGAGCCACCGAGTAACTCGCCTGGTGGTAGCGGGCGATGAGCGGGGCGATCGGGCTCAATCACCATGGGCTCGGGCGGCGGCAATGCGGCGCGACGCTTCTTACGGCGTTTCTTATCGGTATCTAAAGCGAAGAGTGACGGAGAACCATTTGCAGGTCCCTGATCTTCATTCCGGGACGTGTCCGTAAATGAACTGAAAGCTTCTTCTAATGAGCACATCTGCTCTCCCTAACGTGGGCTGTCTATTTATTTTAGTGATTTCCGCTTGCGGTTAGCGTCTTTGTCCTGGCGAAAGTTCCTATTCCAAGATAAGGATGCACGTGATTCAGTTAATATCAATCGGGCTGTTTACAGCCGCGGTTGTACTTACAATTTATGCTTGGATGGACCGAGTACGGTATTCAAATCGCTATTTTAAAACGACGGAAAAATTTCAGAATCAATCGGATCCGTTGGCTGTATCTGAGCCGATTGGTAATGTGCCGGCGTTAGTAACTCAGAATCCTACAAATGCCGATGCTATCGCCGCGCATAGATTATTGCTTCAGTACACCAGTAAAAATGTAGCAAATGGACTGCGATTTATGAAATCAATCGGAAATACGTTCTTCAAACAGCCCTTAGATCTTCGGACGGATATTGATCCGGCGAATTTAATGAATAACTATGTGAGCCCATTACAAGTAGTATGAACCCGCCACCAGGTCCCGGTTCTTCGTCCACAGGTCCTGTTTGGCATCCACCTATTGCGACAAAATGGATTGTCGTGATTATTGTTGTTTTCTTAGGCGCCGTCGCAAATCGTATCCCCCATCGGTTTCGTTTCTATCTCATTCAGCCAGTAGGATTCTTTCTCATTTCTCTAGCGGGCATGTTATGCTACTGGGGTAAATTCTATGCGGGAACGTTCGCTCTCTTCTTCTTCCTACTGTCTATCTGGTCAGCAGAAGCGCGTAGCCCTGAGGGATTCCTAAACGCTTCTAATACTGTAGATTGGGTCACAAACTCTAAGAAGTGGTTCGTAGAGAAGGTGCTCAAGGAGCAGCCACTAGCAATTCAGGAGAAGGATGTAAGTACCTTCCCCATTTCAGATTAAACCAACACTTAATAAGAAGATTCCCGGATGGATTACGGTACTATTGTAGCAATAGCTCTTACCGCATTCCTATTATACTTCTCGCTTGATTTTAGTAAGCCGTATGGCGCTACATTTAACCGCGCGGCGCTACATCCTGCCGCCCGTTTTGCAGCGGCGTTAGCATTACTATATGTTGCTCAAGAACATCAGTTACTAGCATCAGTACTATTTGTAATTATATTCTTTTGGATTGCCGATGTAAATCTACTAGCCTCTCATCCATTGTAAGAAACGCAGGAGCCCCCCGATACATAAAAAATACTAATACACGATAAGGAGATACGATGTCTAAGCGTGCTAAGAAAGGTGCCGGTTGGATGACTCCGGTAAGTTCGTGTCTTACAGGACAACCAGGTCCACACCCTGCGCCACCACCGGCTTTACCGACAACATCAGTGAATCCCTATTTACCACCACCGACAGCACCACCAACAATGGGTGGTAGTTGTTATATAGGACAGCCAGGTCCGCATCCGCCGCCGCCGCCGGCTTTACCAACAACATCGGTGAATCCTTATTTGCCGGCACCGACGGCTGGTGGTATGGCACCCCTTGGTCCGTCAGGACCTGTTAATATTCCGTCGCAAATGCCTTCACCTCCACTAACACAAGGAACAAATGTAGCGCCAACCTTATCTCCCCATCCGAGCCCGAATAATAATACGGGTCAGCCCATTGCTGGAGGTGTCTTAGATCCGCTTTCCCAGGCAATTACATTTATAAACACAAATCCGTATATTATTGGTTGTTTCATGTTAGTTCTCAACTTAGGAGGTCGTTTTCTCGCCTTAGAGTTGACAAAGAAGCAGGAAGAGTTTTTAGCCGCCCCTTGGATACGACCTGCGCTGTTTTTTACAGTTATATTCATTGCGACTCGTAACTTAGCCGCTGCCTTTTGGGTGAGCCTGCTCTTCTTCTCTATCATCTGGGTTGTAGCGAATGAGAATAGCCCGTATTGCCTCATCCCATCGTGGTGTGGACATAATATAGATAATGAGAAGAAAGTGTACGAAGAGAATGTTAAAAAGTTTTTTACGCTTAAGAAAGTGGCAAAGAAGCCAGAAAAAGAGCCAGAGCCCAAAGCCGAACTCCCTAAGGAGTAATTCAACAGTTTCAATATTATTGAACAAATTGAATAAAAATTATACATTGAGCGTTAGCTCGCTACCCGTCGGCTGCGTTGTCGTCGTCTTTTTAGAACGGCGATTGAGTCCGGCGCGGCGCATTGTCTCTGTCGTATAGGCACTGCCGATAGAGTTTGTCTCCTCGGCGTCACGACGTCCACCCGCATTGAGTTGCTGGAGGATATCATCTACACCGGTGGGACCGCGCATCTCACGGCGAACCGTCTGCGCCTGAGGGGGACCCGCCATTGGCATTGCGGGCATCGCCGCACCGAGACCAGGCATCATACCGCCCATCATATTGCCCATCATACCCATAAAGCCGCCGCTCGGCATACCCTCGGGCTCCGACTGCTCCTCCATCGGCGGCGCCTGTTCACGCATTGGCGGCTGGCGCATCTCAGGCGGCATCTGCGAAGGACCGCCACCGCCCCCCTGAGGGGGACCGCCTCGTCCACCTCCAGGTTGTCCGAGCGACATAAAGTTCGCAAAGCCAGGTCCGACCGACTCACGCGCCGCCGCCTGTGCAAACTCGCGCGCCAGATTCGGATTGTTGCGGAGAATATCATCCATACCAGGCATACGCGACTTGAACATCGTATTCGTGACGTGGCACATACCGGCGGACAATCCGAGTGATAGAATGAGGCGGACCTCAGGCGCCACCTTGCTCTTATCCTTGTACTTATCGTACAGCTCCTCAAAGATCTCATCGTAGTCCTCAATATTCTCGTTCACCTGCTCAGACCAGCCGTCTAGATGGAGTCCGAGCGGGTCGTAGCGGCTGTTGAGAAACTCCATACCGCTGGTGACGGTCGTGAGCATTGAGCGCTGGAAGCGCAGTGACGCCTCAAGACCCTTGGAGTCCTTACGGCGTGCTACCTCGGAGTTAATCTCCTCTAGCGTATTGCTCATTGACATCTTCGTACCGCTAATGCCCTTGCGGTCCATGCGCTCTAGAATCGTTAAACCCTCCGTCTTCTTACCCGATTCTTGTTCGGGAGTCAGGTATACAGCGGACGTCTGAGCAATAGCAGGCGTAGGAGCGGGTGCATCACTGCCGCTAAACCAGCTGCGGAAACCGGCGGCGGCAGGGGCGGCTGCTGCCGCGGCATTGGCAACAGGATTCGTCGTTGTTGCACCACCTAGTCCAGGAATGCTAGAGAACCACGACTTCGCAGCAGGTGCGGCAGTAGTAGTAGTGGCACTCATTGTTACACTTGGAGCAGATGTCGGCTGTGCGGACATTGTCGGAGCCGATGGTGCAGAGCCGCCAAGGCGAAACGGCTCACTACCACCTCCGCCACCAATAGGCGCCGAGGGACCCGTCTCGCGCATAATACGAATATTGTCACCGCCACCGGACGGCTTGACATCAAATGTTACATTTGTATCATCAAGGTTTACAAATTCAATATCATCTACGGGTTTGAGGTCGGCTGCCGGAGACGCCGGACGACCGACAGAGCCCGCAATCTTGCGCTGATTGCCGAGGAGATTGAGGTCAAAATCGTTTTGGTTAATGTCAAGCGAGCGACCCATATCCTGGCTGGCAGAGATTTCGGGGAACGACCCGCCGTCGGATATACGGATCGTAGGACCGCTCATAGTTTCCTTCTTTTACCTCCTCCGCCTTCGTTTTAGATTCCCAAACGCAAATGGCAAAACATATTCAATTATAAATTGAACATGTTAATAATGAATTATACACTTATTTACGTTTGTTTTTATGGGTCTTGCGACGGCGTCCGCTAGTCTTCCTAGTAGATTTCTTGTTAAGAGGGTGTGTATACTGGCGGAGTGGTGTTGATGCTGCTGGTATCAATGTATTTTTAATAAATTGCAACTCTGGTGGTGATAGTTTACGGAGGTCGTCAATTACCTCCTGCGCGGCTCTTGTTTTTTTAGGAGCAGCAAAGAGTGCTTCAGATGTTGATCCATAAGGAACAACAGGTGGGTATAAGATTATTCCCGTCTCAATAGCAACGTGCTGGATTTCCTCGGGCGACAGGTGGCGCATCTGCTGCAGCACAGACTGCGCCGCCAGAGACTTCTTGGGTTCAATCAATTTATTAGACATTATTCTGTTTATTCATAATAAAATCATTGACGATAAGCCATCAAAAAGGCGTCCGCCAAATCGGACTTCTTGCTCCGTCCCGCAAAGAATTTAGCCCATACAGAAGCTTTTGCCCCACCCGCTGCCAAAATAGCAGTAACATCGGCTTCCGCCGTATCCTTGCGTGCCTTGTACTCTCCTGAAGCTCCGCTAATATCGGTGTAATCCACGGCACGCGACTTGACGCCGGCATGGACAAAGTCAATATTGCCGGTCCAAAAATACTCACTTTCCAACCGATGTGCTAGAAGCGTATACAACATAATCTGTACCGATTTCATAGTAGGATTTTTCATCGCCGGCTGATTTTCCAGCCGAATCAATTCAGCCCGAGCCATTGATGAAAGTACAGATGTTAACCAGGTATCCATGGCTTTACGAATCGTATCCAAACCGACCGACATTGTCTTTACCGCTTTCCAGGGCACGAGGTACTCCTTTTGTGCCCATGCCACCAGTTCGGGTTTTTTCATCTTCTTAGCATCTACACCACGACCTGTAGCAAGTGCCTTGAGTTCTTTTGCCCCCATATCGCACGGTAGGCAAGGCAGCGATGGCTTTGCCGTAGCCGATTTTTTGACACGGACACCGGTGGCACACGCTTTACACCATTTGGTCCCATCCCCAACGGAAATCCACTTTGCGCCACCACCGCAACCGGCACACGATTTAGCAGTCTGGGCGGTTTCGCCACCCTCAAGCAAATCTACGTTATCCCAGGCGGCAATAGACCATTCCCCAGAAATACCATGTTCAATGACGCAGTACGCCAGATTGCGGATACCCATATCAAATCCGACATAGACGGGCATTCGGGATATGTCTCTATTTAGAGTAAGATTTAGACCTACTCATAGAGAATGTCTACGACATATTTTATTCTTACGAAACACTCCGCTGATGATATCGCAAATAATGAAAATAATCAACTTGTATTTCTAAATTCCAAGGCGTCGTATATTCTTCCTGCCAATAATCTACCGTACTATATTCAGCACGGACTCTTTGAAAAGGGTCTTATTCAATGGTGTAAGCAGTTTTGCAAACAGGGTACGATTCTAGATATTGGCGCTCATACGGGAACCTATTCTATTGCACTAGCAAATAGCGCTGCTAAGGTTCATAGTTTTGAGCCCCAGAAAATGACCTTTTACGCACTATGCGGATCAATTGCCTTGTCCAACGCAAAAAACGTAACGGCACACAACGTAGCGTTAGGTGCTCCAGATCAAGTGGGTACAATGACTCTAAATATTCGTAGTCAAGACGGCGGCGGATCATCTCTACAATCGTTCGCCGATCCAATTCTTGCCCAAGAGCAGGTGGAAGTACGAACACTGGATTCGTATAATTTCCGAAATATTACCTTTATCAAGATGGACGTAGAAGATAATGAGTTAAATGTTCTCAAAGGTGCCACCCAGACTATCAAACAAAATAATTATCCTACAATTATCTTTGAGTCCAACCACGAAAACCAACCGCTCTTTTCGTATATTATTGATACGTTAGGTTACGGTGCTATTTTACCTATTAGCGGTGTCAGCAATATGTTTTTAACGGAGCCGCCAAAACAACCCCAGCCCGTTCAAACCGACTCAAAAAGTTATTATGAATCTCTAGGGATCCGCTAATGGACGTAAAAAAATTATCACATACAGATATTAGTATTTTAATACCTGTATGTAGCGAAGCAAGTAGAAAGGCGCACACCATTGCAATAGAAGAGGCGAAAAAGTATCCTGAGCGATTTTATGAAATATATTTAGCAATTTATAACTACGAATTTAATAAACTATATAAAAATATTCTTAAACAGTTCGAATGAACTCCCAACCCATATCTTCACAGATTTTCTGCCAAATCTTATCCTGCATATAGAGTTTCTCGCGGCTCTTGAGCAGGGGAAAGCAAGGTAAATAATCATCCAGCTCCAAAAGTTCACAGAACTTATACAACACAAAGGAGTATGATAAGAAGTTGGAGCGCTTCTTAGGGCAATGTTTCACGAAACTAAATTGGATTTCCTTAAACATATACCGAAGTTTTTCCTCAACTTCACGCGACAAAACGGGCGCCGAAATACCGTTGAGCCGATTGAGAATATGTGCTACGTGGTCGTAGCAACGATTTAATTTTAGCTTTTTAATGACGTCCTTCAATTTGGACGGTTTGAGTTTGCTCATGTCAGTAATACGTTCCTTGCGGAGTTCCTGTTTGATTTGGTCCAGAATAGCAGGCGATATTTCGGTAGTTTCTTTTGCTTGGAATTGCGCCAGCCATTCGTTCAAGTGATTAATTTTCTTATAGGCGTAGTACGACATTTCTCTAGGCGGATCCTTATAGGACGGCTTCTCAGAATCAACCAGAACATAGTCACGGTATCCGCACTGAGGGCAGTCCAAAAAGGTCTCATTAAATAACATTTCAGATTCACAAATAGCACAATTTCCAAAGTTCTCCGTAATAGATGAAGCGATGCTATTTTCGTGTTGGATAGCGGTAGGATTGAGCGCCGTCAGATACGACTCCAGCGCCTTATCGCGCTTAAACCCAATTGTGTTCGTAATCGCAGACGCTTTCCGCACTTCAGGGATTAAATCGTTCGTCTTGGTGGACTTATCGTCAACATCGGCGGTAAAATACGAATAAACGCTATTAGCGGGCATTTTTCCTTTTGCCGTCGCTTCTATGGGCTTTTCGCCGCCGGCAATACGTTCTTGGGCGTCGCTGTAGGAAAATAGAATATCGCCGACGCGTAAAAAGTAATCGGCTTCGGCGGTACCGTCTTCCAGTTTTTGAATCGCTTTTTCAAGGGCGATAACATCTTCTTCTAATTTTTGTCGGGATGCCAGGACTAATACGTCGTTTGCGTTGGTTAACGCGCTTGGCTCCATAAATTGGCGCTCAACGGCGGCAAGTTTTTCCTTTTTTTCTAAAAGGTCTGAACGCAGTTTCGGAAGATTATTCTTCTCCTCGCGAATTCTATGAATTTGTTGTGTGTGGAAAGATTCTAATGTTTTTGCCGGTTCAAGCGTCTTAGGTATTCGGGGAGCGGCGGGCTCGTTTTCACCCATTGGCTTCAATAGGTTGTCTAACGATAAGGGTTGGGACATGGTACCACTTATACTAAGAAAGGTAAATATGAAGGTTTAGACCGTAGGACCCGTGCGGGGGGATTTCTTGACAAAAAAACCTCCCGGAGCCCAAAATTATTTTCTCGGGCTCAGGTATAAACAACTATGGGATCCGGTGGTCTAATGCAGCTTGTCGCCTATGGTGCCCAGGATATCTACCTAACGGGCAACCCCCAGATTACCTTCTTCAAGGTAGTCTACCGCCGCCACACGAACTTCGCCATGGAGTCTATTGAGCAGACGTTCAACGGCTCGGCGAACTTCGGCAAGAAGGTGCAGTGCACGATCTCCCGTAACGGCGATCTGATCCACCGCGTCTACCTCCAGTGCACGCTCCCCCAGGTCACGCTCCAGGCGTCGGACGGCTCGGGTGCGCAGTTCCGCTGGCTCAACTGGGTTGGCCACAACCTCATCAACAACGTCTACGTAGAGATCGGCGGTCAGCAGATTGACAAGCACTACGGTGACTGGCTCCAGATCTGGAACGAGCTGACGCAGCAGCCGGGTCTCCAGGCCGGCTATGCGGAGATGGTTGGCAACGTGCCGCAGCTGACGAACCTGCTCGTCCAGGGCGGTGAGGGCTGCGACAACGCGTGCGGCACGGGCGAGCCCCACGCCTCCCAGGAGGTGCGCAACTGCGCGCCGGAGTACACGCTGTACATCCCCTTCCAGTTCTGGTTCAACCGCAACCCTGGTCTAGCGCTGCCGCTCATTGCGCTGCAGTACCACGAGGTCAAGATCTGGCTCGAGTTCAACCCCCTCCAGAACCTGGAGTGGGACTACGCCACGTCCACGGTTGGTGGCACGTCGGTCCAGAACACGTCTTACCCCATCCAGCAGCGCGTTGCGGCGGCTGGACTGGTGTCGGCGTCGCTGTACGTTGACTACATCTACCTGGACACGGATGAGCGCCGCCGCTTTGCCCAGGTCTCGCACGAGTACCTGATTGAGCAGCTGCAGTTCACGGGTGGCGAGTCGGTCACGTCGTCGTCCAACAAGATCAAGATGAACTTCAACCACCCCACGAAGGAGCTGGTGTGGGTTGTCCAGCGCGACTCGTTCGTCTCGTGCGACCCCACGGTCGTCAACCCCTGGAAGGGTCAGCAGCCGTTCAACTACTCCGACTGGTGGGATCGGTCCGTGCTGGAGTCGGGCTACTCCGTCACGCGCGTGGAGGGCATGGCGGGCTACAACCCGACGGTTGTCGCCAAGATCCAGCTCAACGGTCACGATCGTTTCTCGGAGCGCGAGGGCAAGTACTTCAACTTGGTCCAGCCTTACCAGCACCACACCAACATCCCCGCGGTCGGCATCAACGTCTACTCGTTTGCCCTCAAGCCCGAGGAGCACCAGCCCAGCGGCTCGTGCAACTTCTCGCGTATTGATAACGCGACCCTGCTGCTCACGCTCACCAACAACACGGTCAACACCTACAACACGGCGCAGGTCCGTATCTACGCCGTCAACTACAACGTGCTCCGCATTATGTCGGGCATGGGTGGACTTGCTTATTCCAACTAAACGCTTGGGGTCATATTTGTATGCGTACAAATATGGCACAGCGTTTGGTAACAAAAACTGTATACAAAAAACATATTTCTACAACCGATGTACTAATAGTGCTTCAGTTGAATATTTTATTATAACTAATTAGAGATAAGCATGTCCAATGCGTCAAGTGCCCCGATGGTAGCGATGAAACAGATCATGGATATTATTGTCAACGGGGACGTTGAGGGATTAAAAGTCGCGCGGCGAAATACTTTCAAGTTGAGAAACAATGTTGAGAAACTGGGCTACGCAGGTCTAAGACCATTTTAACAACATACATACATCCTCAGGATGGAAGCGAGTACCAAGGAATGAACCCACTCCACTTGGCTGTGTTGACGGGATTGCCTGAGATGGTAGAGGAGGCGATGTATTTCGGCGCCGATCTGGAGACACCAAGCGGTGCAACATTGGATCCCGAATTAGCCCAGAAGACTCCACGCCAAATTGCGGATGTGCTTTTACTGCGTTATAATACACCTGAAAAGGGCAGTGAGATGTTCAAGGCGGTCAAACGTGTACTATTACGTCGCGGAGCCAAGCCTAAGATGAAGACGACTATGAGAGGCAGAAAATTAGCGTTTAATGAGAATGCGGCGAACGTACAGTATTACAAAAATGCGACGGCAACGCTAAATCGTCTTTTGAGCCAGTCCCAGTCCCGTAAAGGACGTAAGACCCGCAAAACACGCAAAAATAAGACCCGCCGTGCGTAAAACCTAATCTTTAAAGTAGAGAATGGCATTTTTAGGAGCTTCTGCCCTTGGACGCCGGCATAAATACGCATCAGCACCAAGCAGACCTCAGATAGAGATTGACGTGCGTGATGCGTTATTTAACATGATGGAAGCAATTGGTACTGGTAATGTCGCTGCATACAAGCAGATTGTAGATGTTGAATTCCCGGTAAACCTCCAGCCGCGTATGACAAAAGACTACCGCACAATATTGAAGTATTACGCTCATGAAATGGATGGTGCTGATTTACAGGCTATGACACCGCTTCAAGCGGCAGTCTATAGTGGCAACCCCGAAATGGTGAAAGAAGTCTTAAAACTAGATAATGATATGGAATATTATACTGATAGTGTAAAACATGCCATACTTGAAAATAAGACCGCTCGTGGCATGGCGGATGTGTTTATTGCACACTCCACGTCACCAGAACAGGCTGCTCCATATAGAGCCATTAAGAAAATACTATTGTTGAACGGCGCCAAGCCTAAAACGGTCACAACTATGACGGGTAAAAAACTAGCGTTCCCTGAGAATAAGGCGAACGTCAATGAGTACAAGCGTCTTTCTGGAAAGACGCGCAAGAATCGCAAGGCGCGTAAGACGCGCAAAATCCGCCGTGCGTAAATCAGAACGGATAGTCCTTGACAACAGGATGCTGCGTCGGCTCTCTAAACGACGATTCAACAACAGCGATCGCCACATCTCGTGCCGTATCTGTTGGAAATATTAGAGTATCAAAGGACTTCTTATCCTTATAATGGATGTCTAGGCATCGGTCTAGTATGTTGATATACATAATAGAGTTGGTAGGAATAATACGTACATACTTTAACATTCCAAAGTTAGTACCACTAATGCGGATCAAGGATCTAGAAAGTCTAGTAATAGACGCCATTTTTTGTTGTTACGTTTTACGTAACCGACAAAAGCAAGTTCAAATTTTTGTAAAAATTTCAAAAAATTGAGCGCCAAACCCCACACAAATTCATCCTCACTTACCCCACCATGCCGTCTTTGCCGTCTCTACATCTCCTAGACTACTCTACCGCCAACTCTATTGAGCATTTTATCCAGTACTATATTATGTTCTCAACCTTTGGTCTTCTTATGAATCTTATTCGGTTCTTCTTCTACAACTTTGTTACGCAGGACAATAAGGACACGGAAATTAAACATCTCAGGGCAGAGGTGGAGAATCTACACAATGTTCTAGATGAGGTTGTCAGGTATCTGAATCGAAATAAGACCCGTGAGAATTACGATGAGGAGAAGGCAGAGGAGCTATGGTCTGACGATGAAAAAGCGGAGAAGCCTGCAGAAGAGAAAAAGGATAATTAATGAATGAATAAATTACTATCTACCTATTTTTTACTCCACAAAGTCGTAGGTATCGTACTCCAGCCCGTCCACCTCAATGTTCGCCTGGAATACCATCTTATCGTGAGCGTAATCGGACCACTCGCAGTCTAGGAGACCCCGCTCCATATCCATATCCGCTGCCTTACCATTGCGGTAGTCGCGGTCAAATAGGAAGAGTCCATTGGCGTGTAGATCGTGCATCTTACAGCAGATAAGAGTGCTTAGAGACTCCTCAATGCGTGCATTGGGCTGAATGTACCAGTCGTCACCGTGCTGAATGACGACCTGCTCGGTCTTAGGCATCCACGATACGGCAAATACGCCTTCGGGTGTAGAGAACTGCGCAAGCTGCTGTAGATCCCCTAGGGACGGCTCAGGAATAGGGATTGAGTAAAACGTCGTAAACACAGGCATAATGAACAATGTGGATGCCAAACACTAACGACGACCAACGAGGTTCAAATTTTTACCGCGGCGGAGAAAAATTGAAACCCCTACCGACAAAAAAGTAAATCTTGCCCGCATATTATACATCCTCCCCCTTCTTACTTCCCCTTCCTTCCAAATGGACTTTTACAGCATCAACGTTCCTGCGCCTGCGCCCGAAGACTTTGACAACATGCATCTCATTCAGCTTGCGCAGATTGAGACCTGGAATAACGATATAATGGAGATTCATTGGCGCCCTGCCAGCCGCCAGATTCTCATCTCCATTGATGACGAGTGCATTGTCCAGCCTGACAATATCAATATCGTCACAAGCATCGCAACGCTCTTCTCGTGTGACGATTACCAGATCCGTATCAAGGATCTGGCAATCGGCAATGACGGTGCAACTCCTGAGGAGTTGTGGAGTCTTTACAACAGCAACTGGGTCTACTACGCCGAGAACAACGTCAGTCTCCAGTTCCGTGCCGATGTGGACTACGACGCCGACAGTGCTCCGCAGTGGGTGGATATTGTGCCTGACAGCCAGCCCTTTGCACCAATGCCTTATATTATGTTGGATTAAACCCCATCTAAAATCCGAAACCAAAAACACAAAAAAAACAAACATTTTTTACAGCGCGGTCCAATACTTTGGCCAAGTAAATGCGAGATTCTGTACAACCATGTCCATCACGCGCAAACCGCTGGGAAACACCGCCGCTGACGCCGGTGCCTTGGTCATCGTAAAACCCCACTCGCCCTGGAACGACGGAATACATACGTGGTAAGGAAACACCTCCATACCCTTAAACAACTGCTCCCGTATCCACACCATACCCGTACCACAAGCAACCGTGTCGGCACCAGGACGAATCGGACCGCAATGAGTGACCACCCCACCACCTAACGACAGATGTGACATAATACGCTCACGGAACCGAGGTCCATAGAGCGTATCGCTCAAATCGGTCGCCTCAGCCAGCATCTCTACATCAGGATCCGGCAAGTCCAGAATAATCGCATCGTAGAGCCCAGACGTACGGTCCAAAAACGAATTAATATCATCAGGGCAAAACATCAGCCGCGAATCGTTGTGGACCGAATTGTCAGTCCACTCCAAATGCTTATGGCACAAATCCACCAAATCCCCGTCAATATCCACCCAATCTACCGCCGCTACCGCGTCAGCAGACCAACGTAGTACCTCACGCACCGTCGCCCCCTCGCCGCCACCAACCACCAGTACCTTTTTGTTAGGAATCCCAGAAAGCGAAGCGAGCAGAGGATGAACTAGGTGCTCGTGGTAAATCGCCTCATCCGACGACGACGATTGAATCTCGCCATCCAGAAACAGCACCCGTCCGTAAGTGGGCGATTCCGCAATCACCACCTCCTGAAACGAAGTACGCCCCGCCCAAAATACCCGCTGTAAAGGGTAGTTCGTATGTACGTCTGCCGAGCACGCCGTCTCCGTAAAAACCCCATTTGTCAACCGACCAATCAACTCATTGTCAGAAATCGCAGGCATCTTTAACATTATAAAGAGCTCTACGATTTAAGCCAATTGCAATTACAATACCGCCCCTTTGCCTTCTTTACATATTCATCAATCTCCTTTTCAAAATCCTCTTCAAGTGTCAGATATGATTTACGGTGTGAAATAATATTTTTCATTCTTTTTTCTTTATCCGTATTTGCGTATAAATATTCCAATTTCTCTTTTTTGGTATCAGACATATCATATAGTTTTTTCAAACTTATAGTATTTGTGCTATCTAAAAACGGTTGTTGTTTTTCATGATATCGGCGAAGACTAATTTTCAATTCATTTAGTAACTTAAGCTCTTCAAGTTGAAGATTTTTCACCTTTGAGAATAAATTTTGTTCATTGAGTGTTCTAAAATTGTAACGAATATATTGCGGTAATATAAATTTATTCGTATCTTGTATTTCCTCTATCTTTTTTTCTATTTCAACGATTAATTTAAGCATTTCATTGTATAATGCTACAAAATATTCTGGACTATCATCTCGTTTGAAAAACATAATCTTACCGGATTGAAACTCACAAATGGTTAGCAGTTTGCTATAATGGTAGGCGCTTGTTTTATGGGCTTCTGCTTTCGCATCGAGTTTTAGATACGAAATAAGGGCAAGAATAAATGAATTGACCGCGGTCAAAGCGCTAATTACGTAAGGACCGGCAATAATGCCTTGAAGCGCTAAACTCAGTAAAGTACATAAGGCAGATATACAAATTGCCGGTAACATTAACATATTTAGTTGTTGTTCACAATAGACTTTTGCTTCGGTATATAAGATTTTTTGGGCTTTTATGTATACGGCAATAATATCCATAGAGGTGGACATATTGAAACCAGCATCCGAATAATCTTCGTTCATAAATTTTTTAACGTAGGAAATTGATACCTGCGGAGGTAAATTATTTCCGCCGAAATCTTTAATAAATGCTAATTCTGACAGCGCCCCTGGGTTTAAAAAAGACAATTGATTATCTGTGCCTATTGGTCCTTGCGGACTATTAGCACCAGTTTGTTCTGGCGGACCATTATTTGTATTATTAACACCCGTAGGTCCTGTAGGTCCTGTCCTATTAGCAGCAACATAATCAGGATGCGTCTCTTCTGGTGGTGGAGGCGGATCCGATTCGGCTGGTACAAAAAGAACAACCGCCCCCGATAAATCTGCCGACATGTCCTTATAAAGTACAGTAAAAAAATACATTCAAAAATTCGCCGAAACTCATAAAATTTGACGTGACGCCGTCCGTTTAAAAGAAACTCATACAAAAAAGAAGAGATGCCGGTTCTGTCACATTCATCTGAAACTGAATCCATTGTGGGGATTCAGTTTGGGGTATTTAGTCCTGAAGAAATCCTACGGCGTTCCGTATGCGAAATTACGAATCCTTCTACGGCAGAGGGTAAACTGAACGGTCTCTTTGACCCGCGCATGGGCGTTTTAGAGAATGGCAAGGTGTGCCGCTCGTGCGGTCAGAACAATCACAGCTGCCCAGGTCACTTTGGACATTTTGTTCTTGCACGACCGGTCTACTACACTCAGTTCTTCAAGCTGCTGATGAAGGTGATGCGCTGTGTATGCTTCAAGTGTGGCAAGTTGCTTATTGATAAGCAGCGCCATCAGCACCTGCTCAAGCTCAAGGGCGAGTCCCGCTGGAAGATGGTACTAGAGGCGGCTTCCGGTACGACACGTTGCGGCGAGGATATTGAGGACGGTTGCGGCTCTCGTCAGCCGAATAAGTATCGTGAGGAGCCGGTCCATAAGATTTACGCCGATTGGAAGAACCTACAGCTCCCGGAAGGCGTTCAGGCTCCAGAGGGCGCAACGGTTGACGATAGCGGAGCGATGAATCTTTCAATGCTGTTGGAGCCCGAGTACGTTCACCGTCTTCTCCGTCGTGTAACCGATGAGGATGTTGAATTTATGGGTTTCAGTCGTCACTGGTGCCGACCAGACTGGATGGTTTGCACGGTGCTACCGATTCCTCCCCCGCAGGTGCGCCCCTCGGTCACCCAGGATAACAATCAGCGTGCCGAGGATGATCTGACGAGCAAGCTCATTGATATCATCAAGGCGAACAACATGCTCAAAAAGAAGATTACGGATGAGCCGAAGAAGCGTGCGATTGATGAGTGGACGAATCTACTCCAGTATCACGTAGCAACGCTGGTGGACAATAACATTCCTGGTATCTCACCCGCTGCACAGCGTTCAGGGCGCCTCCTCAAGTCGCTTCAGCAGCGTCTGGGCTCTAAGGAGGGTCGTATCCGTTCCAATCTCCAGGGAAAGCGTGTGGAGTATTCAGCCCGTTCAGTCATTACGCCGGACCCGAATATCTCCGTCAAAGAGCTCGGAATTCCTCTCAAGATTGCAACGAACCTGACGTTCCCTGAAAAGGTCACGCAGTTCAACATCGGTAAGCTGTACAAGTTGATTCAGAACGGACCGGACATCTATCCTGGTGCGAAGACGATTCAGCGCAACGACGGGCGCACTATCTCTTTAAAGCACGTCAATGCTAAGTCGTTGGAGCTGTTTGAGGGCGATGTGGTGAATCGCCATCTGATGGACGGTGATGTGGTGCTGTTCAATCGTCAGCCGTCGCTTCACCGTATGTCAATGATGGCACACATTGCGAAGATTCTGCCCTATAATACGTTCCGTCTCAATGTATTTGTAACGGCGCCGTACAACGCCGATTTTGACGGCGATGAGATGAACTTACACGCGCCTCAGTCGGTGGAGACGGCGACGGAGCTACGTGAAATCGCCGCCGTCCCGCTACAAATCGTGTCACCCCGTGAGTCGGTACCGATTGTGTCAGTAGTCCAGGATACGCTGGTAGGTGCCAACCGCTTTACCCGCTCTAACGTGCTTTTCACGAAAAAGGAGGCGATGAATCTGCTGGTTCACGCGAAGCGGTGGGAGGGTAAGCTGCCAGAGCCGGTCACTATGACACCGCAGCCGATGTGGTCAGGTCAGCAGCTCCTTTCAGCGCTTCTACCGCCAGTAAGCCTCCAGATGCCGAATAGTAGCTATACGGATGAGGATAAGAAGAACCCTCAGTCGCCCAATCTAATTAAGATTCTCAATGGTGTGATTGAGCAGGGTATTCTGGATAAGTCGGTATTCTCCAAGCAGCTCATTCACATTATTTACAACGATTACGGACCAGATATTACGGTGGACTTCCTTGACAGCCTTCAGGCGATGATTGCGAATTTCCTAATGAATAGCGGTTTCTCGGTCGGTATCTCGGACCTAATCGCCGACCAGGCAACCAATGACGAAATCGGTATTGCACTCAACAAGCTTACGAAGACAATTGAGGAGCAGATTCTTCAGCTACATACGGGTCTCTTTGAGAACTCCAGCGGACGCTCAAATCAGGAGGAGTTTGAGAATAAGGTGATGAGCACACTCAATAAGGCTGTAGGTGAGGCGGGTAAGATTGGTCTCAAGTCGCTCTCAGATATGAATCGCATGACAAACATGGTAAAGGCGGGCTCTAAGGGCTCGGAGGTAAACGTCTCACAGATGATTGCCACGCTAGGTCAGCAGGCGATTGAGGGCAAGCGCGTACCGAACGGCTTCCAGCACCGTACGTTGCCCCATTTCAAGCGCTTTGACGACAGCGCTCAGGCGCGTGGTTTCATCACCAGCTCATATATTAAGGGACTCCAGCCCGATGAGTTCTTCTTCCACGCTATGTCGGGTCGCGAGGGTCTTATTGATACTGCCGTGAAGACGGCTGATACGGGTTATATGCAGCGTCAAATCCGCGTCGCCCTAGAGGACCTGATTACGCAGCACGACGGCTCAGTGCGTGATACCAACGGCAATATGCTACAGGTATCCTATGGAGAGGACGGTATTAATGCGACGAAGCTGGAGAATCAGCCCCTACCGCTCTCATCTATGAGCGACAGCGATATCATTGCGTACGCGGCGGCGCCAGGTGCCCCTGGCGAAAAGGCATACCAGGATGCGATGATTGAGGACCGCCGTATCATCGTGGAGAAGGTGTTTGGATCAAAGCCGCAGAAGAACGTCCGTTCTCCTGTTCACCTGGAGCGTCTCATTTACGCTATCAAGTCGCAGTTTAATCTGGATCCAGCGAATACGGCAAACCCAGCCACACCTACGGCTGTGTTGTCAGCCCAGGCAAAGATTCTAGCGAAGACGCACGCAAACAATAAGATTTGGGCGGCGCTGGTGCGCTACCATCTCGCCCCGTCCCGCCTTACCAGCATCGGTTATACGCAGCCGGCACTGGACGCTCTTTCTGAAGAGATTGTCCTCAAGCACTGGAAGTCGTGGGTGGAGCCTGGACAGCCTGTCGGTGTCATTGCGGCGCAGTCTATTGGTGAGCCGGCGACGCAGATGACGCTCAACTCTGTTGACTGGGATACAGAAATCATTATTGCGAAAGACGGTAAAATCCAAACTCCCAAGATTGGCGAGTTCATTGATAACTACATTGCATCTTGTAAGGAGGACAGGATTCAACATCTGCCAAATGATCAGGTCTATGTTGCTCTAGATGATGGACATGATTGGTCGGCTGTTTCTTGTGATGAGAACGGCAAGATGGTTTGGACGAAGCTAGAAGCAATTACAAAGCACCCTGTAGTCAATGAGGATGGAACAGATACAATTCTTGAGGTGACAACGGAAAGCGGACGTACAGTCAAAGCAACGAAGGGCAAGTCATTCCTAACTCTTCGTGATGGCAAGATTGTAGATATGAATGGTTCTGATCTAAAGGTAGGCGATGTATTGCCTATTGCAAATACTATGGCAATTCATCAACTAGGTCTTGTACAAACTCTTGACCTTCGTACTCTACTTTCGGCAAAGATGTATCTATTTGGAACGGAGGCAAAGAAAGCGCTAAATGCAATGAATAAAGCGGACGAAGCCGGTCAGCGTCACTGGTTTTCAGACGCAAATGGCAAAGACTTTACGGTTCCTTACAGCCGTAGTGATTCATTCCGTGATGCGTTTGCGAATGGACATAATACACGGGCTGATATGTTTATGCCAGGATATGTATATCCTAAATCTACTCGCTCATGCTCATCACAGATTCCTGATAGCATTCCGCTTACTAAGGAATTTGGCTTCTTTGTTGGTGCTTATTTATCAGAAGGATCTACAAGTGGAACGCAGATTCAGATTACGAATAATGATGATAAGTTTCTAACACCTTGCCGCAAACTCATGGAAGGATGGTGTATTGGAAATCATACGACTTCAGTAGATAAAGTAATTGAGAATACGGGAATCAAGGGACATACGACAAGTCTTATTATCCATTCTACACTTCTTACGGAAGTCATGCAGAAGGCGTTTGGACATATCAGTTATGAAAAGACTCTACCTGACTGGGTCTTTCAGGCACCTAACGAGTTTGTTGTCGCTCTACTGGACGGATACTTTAGCGGTGACGGATCGGTCGCACTAGATGGAAGCATTGCGTGTTCCTCGGTCTCTCAGGCACTTATTACTCGTCTTGGTACATTACTCGCCCGCTATGGAATCTTTACTACTATGTCATCGTATATGCCAAATATCGGCAAGTTTAAGTCGGTGTCGCAGCAATATCAACTACGTATTCCACAGATGTATGCGGCTGTCTTTGCCAAGACGATTTCACTTACGCTAACCGCAAAACAGGAGCGTCTTGATAAAATCCTTGAAACTGACCACACAGTATGTAAGTATAAGACGTTTAATGATGTTGTTATGGATAAGGTAAAATCTATCACCTCAGTGTCCCCCAAGGGCGGCAAGGTGTATGATGTAACGGTTGAAACAACTCGCAACTTTACAGTACTCAATCAACTATGCCAAAAAGATACGTTCCATTTGGCTGGTGTAGCCGCTAAGTCAAATATGACGCGAGGTGTACCGCGTCTCAAGGAGTTGCTCAAGGCGACCCGCAATCCGAAGGCGATTGAGTTGAACATTCCGCTGCGTAGAGACCTTCGTGATAAGAAGGAGGAGGCGCGTCGTGTATCAAAGGAGCTGGAGTTCACGCTGCTCCAGGATATTGTAACGGTTGCACGTATTTACTACGACCCCCGCGATAATGAGACGCTTATTACAGATGACGCGGATTGGCTAGCGTATCTGGCGGCTTACGAGAAGGCGACGACCACTGCTGCCGCTGCGGAGGGTGTGGTGCAGGATCCGCTCAGCTCAACGCCGGTAACGGAGGAAGCCGCTCCAGTTCAGGAAGAGCCGAAGTCGCCGTGGATTCTGCGGTTTGAGCTGGATCGCGAGCAGATGTTCAATAAGAATATTACAATGGACGACATTGCGCTCATTCTCAAGACGAAGTTCAGCAGCGATATTACAAGCATTTACACGGATTACAATGCCACGCGTCTTGTCTTCCGCATTCGCCTTGTCAAGACAGATACGGCGAGCGACGACCTCAATTCGCTCAAGGCGCTCCAGAATAAGGTTCTCTCGTGTACGGCGATTCGTGGCATTCCTGGTCTCCGTTCGGTGAATTACCAGAAGATTGCCGATACGGTGGAGCTCAAGGATGGCAAGTATGTACCGGCAGAGCAGTATGTACTGATTAGCGATGGCTCCAATTTCCTGGATGTGATGACGCATCCTGATGTGGACCCCTCAAAGATCATTTCCAGCAATGTTCACGATATGTTTGCGAATCTGGGCATTGAGGCGACGCGCGCCACGCTGTACAAGGAGATTACAACGCTGTTTGCCGAATCCGGCAGCTCGGTCAATTACCGCCACGTCTGCATATTGCTGGATAAGATGTGCCACAAGGGTCGCACGATGAGCATTGACCGCTACGGTATCAATAAGAACGATATTGGACCGCTGGCGAAGATGTCGTTTGAGCAGACGGAGGATATTGCACTCCGCGCCGCCATCTTTGGTGAGCGGGACCCTGTACTGGGCGTGAGCGCTAAGGTGATGCTAGGTGCGCCGATTAAGGCGGGAACAGCGTTCTCAGAGATGCTCTTTGACGAAGAGACGGCTATTAAATTTGCAGAGGACACCCCCGAACAGCATCCAGTAGAGTATGATAGCCTAGCACCGTACACGACGGATGAGATTCACGATGCACTCTATGGTGCCGACGATAATGGCGAGTGCTCTACGACGAATCTCCGTATTCCAGTCAGCCTTCCCACGATGCACCAGCACGCTGCGGTAGGAATGGAAACGGTCAACGAGGAGGAGGAGGAGGGCGACGATATTGCCATCTACGAATAATCCAAATACCCAGTAGATGGAGGTTGGGTACAAATTATTCCCACGAGGAAAACGTTACGCATATATGGTAATAAATAGTAAACCCGTCTTTTTGCGTAATATTGTTTTTATTCATAATGCCGAGAATCCCAGTCAGATTGTGATTGTACACGAGTGGGGAATGTCGGACCATCGGTGGGAGCCGCCGAAGGGGCAGTTTGAGTGGGACGAACTTAGCGCAACACGAAACGGTACTATAATGCCCTATAAACAAATTCTATCGTGTATGCGCCGCGGAGTTCTGCGTGAGACGATGGAGGAGGCGAAGATTATGCCGAGCGAACTTATAGATCTTACACCGTTGGATACAGGCTATTCACAAGATTGGACAGAATCAAATGTGCCGAACGCAATGTTTATGTATCAGTTCTGGCGTGCTACTATCACACCGACAACAATGTTAGAAGCCCAGAGACGCACACAGGAATTAGTAGATAATAAGGATTGGCGTCATTTGCTGCCACCCGATGTATTAGAAAAGGATAATATACGTTGGTGGTCTCCAAAAGAGGAAAATGCATACAAATATATCCGTGGGGGGTTTTCACAAAAAATGACGGAGCTATATTTTAAAATGCTAAATAAATCACGGAAGTAATAATATGGAATACAAGGTGTTAGAGGTATGGGGAACCGGCGGACCATCATCAATCCCACTAAGACCTAATACGGATTTACAACCACCCAAACAAGTCTATGTTTGTGCTTTAGAGAATCGCGCCCTTCAACAGGCGAAAAACGAGATCAATCTCTTCTATCAGGAGGGCAAGTGGGACGATTATAAGAAGGTAACCAACCCTTACGAGTATATCTTCCTCTCTTGGAACCGTCGGTCATCCCGATCGGTAGCAACCCGACAGCCGCTTTCACGCTCCTATTTCAAGATGATTGAGATGTGGAAGCGCCTGGACTTAACAAACGAACTTGCTCCACTGGTAAAGCGGAACGTAGGTATTGGTTTGAGGACGGTACACGCAGCGGAGGGACCAGGTGGATTCATTGAGGCGTGTCTTACGATGGCGACGAAGAATATGATACATCTTGAGGATTGGGGATATGTTGGTACCAACGCAATTACACTACGGTCTGAGGCAAAGAATGTACCTGGATGGCGTAAGGCGGCGAAGTTTCTAGCGTATTGGCCGCAGATTACGATTCATGACGGTGAGGATAGTACGGGCAATATTCTTATTAAGGCGAACCAGGACCACTTTGTAAAGTGGACAAATCTGCGAAATCCAAATGGTGCCCATATTTATACCGCGGATGGCGGCTTTGACTTCAGCAGCGACTACAATGCGCAGGAGGATTCCATCTTTCCACTTCTGTTGGCGGAGGCACTCATTGGACTCAAGGTGCTGGGCAAGGGCGGCTTTATGATTATCAAGTGCTTTGATACGACGGAGCAGCCGACGCTGGATCTCTTGTGGCTGCTGAGCCGTGCATTCCGTTCGTGGGGCATTTCCAAGCCGCATACATCACGCTCAGGCAATGCGGAGCGGTACTTTATCGGAAAAGGGTACTTGGGACCCTCATCGGATATTATCAATCTACTGGATGCGTATCAGGCAAAGCAGCAGTTTCTCTTTCCTATTCTTGCGCATCCTGTACAGTGCGAGTCGTGGAAGCCGACAATGGATCTCATTCAACAGCTTCAAGTAGAGATTGAACAGCTAGAAATCATTGTGATTCGGCAGACGCTTGACCTCATCAAAACGACGGATCCGATGGTGATTGAAAAACTAGTTCGCGAAAATGTAAATCGGTCTATAGACTGGTGTAAGCATCACGATGAAGAGATTACGATGACATGGGTGAATGAGATGGATAAGAATGTTGCGAAGGAGACGCAGGATTTGCTCAATATTCTCAATCCGCCACCTCATAATGTTCCGTATTCCTATGCAAATTGGACGAATAGGAGTACGGTTACAAATGCACTTGTGTTTGATAACTTTCGTATGGGAGAATCAACAACTGTACATACGGCACCGGTTGTAAATCCGTTTATGCGGCTTAAGAGTGTAAAACAGACAAATGCATTTACTGCTTAGGCTTATCTTTAGCGCCGTTGAGTTGAGGCTTTACAATACGATCTACAAGGATCGTGCCTACATTGACGGATGCATTGTGTTGGGAAATATCGCCACGTTCCATCTTATCTAACTGGTCTACCATCATGGCAAGTATGTCCCGACGATAGTCCTTTTTTAACAGCATCGCGAATATACTGGGAAACTCCTTTTGGTAGTCTGCGAATTCAGCCCCAATCTGTGCGGGAGTTTTGGTCTTCATAGCGTCTTCAATATCTAGAATCATTTCGCGAACCCGAGCCGACTTAGTGGACATCTATCTCCTGTCCTTCTTATTCTTTTTTGGAATAATAAACGCTCCCCTTTATAAGATGTCGCTAGCATATACGCGTCGTCGTAAGAGCAAGAATAACCGTCGGTTACCTAAGCGCGCGCCGCGGTATTGGGGCGGTGCAACAAACATTGTTGGCACGGATCCGGTGACCGGCAAACTTTTACCGGGTCAAGAGGGTTCGCTTACCGGTATATTGCCTACGACGACGTGGGGATCGTGGGCGAATTATCCGGGTGCGTTAGTATGGTCGCAGAATACACAGATACCGCCGCCTTTGGCAAATGGTGGACTGTATACAGGTCCCCAGTCTACAGGAGATTGGGCGTCCAAGCCGTTTCCTGCGACGCAGTATGGCGAGATGGCAGAGGCAACGAAGGTCGCAGGGAATCCCGATGTTTTCTTTCAACAGCGACCGAATGATAATACGGGCGCGAGCTTTTCGCCATATGTATCGGTACCGCTAAGTAATGAGCACTATAGTGCGGAGATGCCGGCGCCCTTTAATGGTGGAGCTCGCCGCAAAACACGTCGCAATAATCGCAAGGCTAAGAAACTAAGTCGTAGACATAAGTAAGGAATGGCGACAGCCGCAAACGCAGATTTAACGTATCACGTAGATCCGCGCCTGCCAGTTGGAGATGGTGTCAACGAGACTGACCCTTCTCACCCTAGTAATATTATAAAGAACCTACTCCAAACACAGAATCAGGCGAGTACCGATGCATATTATGATAGTAAGCCGCAGCGGTTACCACAGGGTGTAAAAACAACGGAGCCCTTTGCGCCTCTGTGGACTGAATCGGTTATGACGAATCCAACGCAGACACAGCAGATTTTAGTTATTTCAGCAATACTAGCCATTCTATTATGCCTGGTATTCGTGAAGTTAGCCGCAAATCTATTTATTAAAATTGCGATTGTCTTAGTTATGGTTATGTGTATCCATTACCTGCTAGCGAGGCTGGAAAAGCGAACGGTGTAGATTTTTTCACCAGCGGCTACACGGAAACGCATATCCTCAAGTTTAGACTTTTGAAGGTACTCCTTATTATTAATACGAAGTCCCCCCACTAAGTCTTCAACATTGAAATGGAACTGAAGGCTAAATGATGCGAAGTACGCCTTAATACGCGCAACATCTTCGTCGGAAATGAGAGCGATAGTGATAGGTGGCGGATACCAGGTCTTAAGAATCTCAGTCATCGTAATTAAAAGTACTTCAAAGAGCGCGTGAACATCCCCATCGGTATCAATCTCAAACTGGATACTGTTAGATGGTCCAGGCGGCTTTGCCAACAGCTGCGCTACAAATTCTACAATCTCTTCATTACCGTTGGACATCTATATATGTCCATCCAATTACGAAGTATTTAGACCCGCCGCGCTCCGCGCTCCGCACCCCGCGCCCCGCTAAAAATTGAGCCCGGCAGCATTTATCGAGAGCTCTCGATAAAGATGCCCCCGCCCCCGCCCCCGCCCCTCCAAGAAATCCTCAACGTTCAATACGCACTCCGCAATCGTTCTACGAACGCCAAGCACCATAATAGTAAGGAGAGCGTGCCGGCGGACGAATTAACGGAGGATCTCCAGCCCCAACTCCACGCGGATATTAAAGCCATTGCCGCTGCTATTGTAGCGGATCCTGATAGTATTCTAACGACGAGTTATACGGAGCAGGAGCGGCGAGTAGATTGGATATCTCTCAAAAATAAGAAGGTGCTGAGTGCCGCAGGCGAGATTTTGCCGCTGGATTCACGCTCAAAACCAGGGCATAAGATTTTGGACCATCATATGCGCCACTTTTGGGACGTCAAGAATTATAAGGGCGTCAACGTGCGCAGCCTTATTACCCTTGCAGCAATGGAGAAGGCGCTTTTACAAAATGTAAAAATGCATTCTACGCCGTATGTGAGCGAACTGCGCCGTATGCTCACAATGATGGGCGGACTGGGAAATGTTACGAAGTACGGCGCCGCGACGACAAAGGCGATTGTCCAGTACTTTGACGCCAAACTGGTGCTAGATCCGTGTATCGGTTGGGGCGGGCGGATGTTGGGCACCCTTGCCGCCGACACTGATACGTATTATGTGGGCTGTGAGCCGGATCCGACTACCTTTGCAGCACTTGATGCTATTGTTACCGACCCCGTTATGTACGCCGACACCGACCGCGTACATTTGCTGCCCCAAACCATTGAGGACTCATTGTTAGAAATCCAGGGAATGCCGAAATTTGATATGGTACTCACCAGCCCGCCATACTTCAACTTGGAGATTTACACCGCCGGTGAGCAATCAACAACGAAGTATCCAACTTGGGACGATTGGGTAACAAAATGGCTTAGACCGACTATTCTAGGTTGCCTTGCCGCTCTCAAACCAACTGGCACGAGTTGTTGGAGTGTCAAGAATTTTAGGACAAATAAGGCGTATCCGCTGGCTGACACGGTCAAAAAGATACACGAGATTGCTGGGTGGCGGCTGGTAAAGACGGTGGCGATGACGGGGTCGGCGCGTCCTGGTGTCAGCCGCATTCAAGAAGTGGAGGAGGAATTAATTGGCAAAGACGGCACGAAAAGTATTGTAAAGGTAAAAAAGGAAACGCGGCTATCGGAGGAGGAGACATTCTGCTTCAAGCGGTTGTTCTAGCAAAATGTCTGTAGAATCTTATGAAGCTTTTTCTTCTCCAGATCAGGGTGCTTCCAGAAAAGAACCTCCTCCTTTGGAATATCCTTTATTACATCTAGTGTTAGATTACTACTGCGTACATACGTCTCCTTCTGATGCATTTTCACGAGCTCTTCTAGGCACTTCAGGCGCTGAACAGGATCTGTAGGAAGGGTCTCGCCCCACTTCCAGTTATCGGTATTGAGCTTGAGGCGTTGGACAATCTTCTCATACCGCCCAGCCTCAAAGTATTTGTAAGGAACACAGATTGCGTAGTTAATACGGCTAGCGTCCTTAGGTGCATTTAGAAATACAATATACGAGTTTGTCTTATGTGATTTGAGTAGTATCATAGCGGTATCATCGTTTATACAACCAATCATTGCGACTCCAGGTGATTGCTTTTTGGGCTTCACCTCAATATCAAATCCGTCAAGTTTACCATCACCTTTATGTTTTTCTTTGCTATGAACAGCACCGATGGCTTCAGCGCCGATTTGTTCAAGGTACTCATTAGCAGATTTAGATTTAAGACATATCTCAGCAATATCTGCGATATTGGCAAACTTAGGATGGAGAGTACGAAGACTCTTAATATCCTCCTTAATCATCTCGGGCTTACGCAAGACCTCTTCATTGAATTTAACCATTTGGTGATTCCAAACTAGTCAATGTCGTTTAATCAATTTTTTAGGTCACCGTAAAAACGTATCACACGCTACAACAAGTACCATTACAACAGCAATAGCCGTGCCGACAGCGAGAGTTGCGGCTTGACGGGTATCACGGTTCACGGCGATATTTGCGAGTCCTAGAAACGGATCTACGATGGTTTCGGTGTTTCCAGTGAGTTTTTGTTCGGCGCGGGTGATGACGCAGCCAAATAGCCACTGCGTTGCCATCACAACTAAAGCAACCGCTAAGATCACTAAGCGCCCAGGATGATGGGGTGGTAATATGAAAAAGAGCGAAATAACGGAGCCGATAATCATCGGATGGAGTGCCATGAGGGCTTGTCCGTGTGCTGTATCACCACCGGGCAGCCAGAAAAACACAACACGGGTAAGCGCAATAATAACTGCTACTAATCCGTCACGGATTTCTCGTAGTATCCGTTTTGCTTTACTATCTTTTTTCACCTCTTCTTTGATATCTTCTTGACTATCATCCATTGGTTCTTACTTCAATTTATGAATATAATATAGAGAATATGCCGAAGTGGCCGATTATGCTACTTATCGTTCTTCATGTTGCAAGTCTAATGTTCTTTATATATCATCATTTTATACATAAGAAATCATCTCATATAAAGAACAAACATCATTTCCATATAAATGGAGTTTCCTCCGATACTCGTCATTAATCTTGACAATCGTACGGACAAATGGGAACAAATACAAAAGGATTTTCAGGACTGGCCGGTGAAACTTGAACGAGTGTCCGCCGTAAAGCACACTACTGGATGGAAGGGTTGTTACTTATCTCATTTAAAATGTGTTAAAATCGCGAAAGAGCGTAATTATCCTTGGGTACTCTATCTAGAAGATGATTGTATGCTAACACCTGAGGCAAAACAGCGTTTTACGAAACTTTTACTGTTCTTATGGGGTACACGGCAACATTGGGACTTTTTTATGGGCGGTCTTACTGGTGTAACGGGATGCGGTTTAGTAAATGAAGAGCAAACTATATATATTGCAAGAGGATTCGGTGCGCATTTTTGTTTAATCCATAGCGATACGTATGACCGTGTCTTAGATATTATGGATATTGAGCCAGGAGAGCCAGAAGAGCAATGTGATTCATTGTACCGTAAAACAATGCGTTTATGGATAACTGTTCCATTCATAGCAAAGCAGTATGCAGGATACAGTGATATTTCTAATACACATAAAGATAGTTATGATGAATATGATGAGGCGGAGAAGATATTGAAACTTATCCTATAATTATTAAAATCAAATATCAAACCATACAATGGTATGATATCCGAATGCCTCCTCGCGGAATCGAACCGCGGACCTCCTGTTTACGTTATCTGAAAGATACAAGACAGGTGCAATACCACTATGCTAAAAAGGCTTCAAGAAGATACACGAGTGTTATCCTTAAATCCCCATATCAGTCCATAAACAATAAGTTAGACAGCCCGTTCTGGAAGCGTATCCAGTTGGTGCCGACTACAAATAGCGAAACCGTCCATTCCGCATCCGCCGAGCCGCCAGGTGGTGCTACAACCAGGCTCAACTTCATATCAACGCGGTCAGGATTGAGGGTGCCGCTGGGATCAAACTCTGCCGGCTTCTCGGCGAAATTATAAGCATAAATGTAATTACCGTAGCCGCGTATACCACCAGGTAGTACTACATTGCCGGTTGCCCGCCACCAGCGCTCGGGTTGGTCCGCCCATATAGCCGTACCGACCATCAGTTGGGCGTGAACCAGCAGAGGACGATAAGGATTCCAAACAGGGTCATACTCATTCTCCAGCAGTGCCGAATAATTATTCCAATTATTATACTGCCGAACAGTAGCATTGCGACGTAAGAAGAAAATTAACTGGCGAATCGGTCCGTTCGCCGTCGTAATTGGCAACTGAATCTTAATCGTATTACCGATGGACGTATTTGTGACGTATTTTATCGGCTCGGAGAACTGTGTTTCCACGACCTGTTCCATCAAAATTTCGTGTGTATCGTGCATATACGCCTCGCGCAGTTCGCCGTCTATATGGGAAATACCACATACTAAATCCGCTGTTTGAAATCCAGGTTGAGCATAGTTGACTGTAATTGTCTCAAACTTACGAAAGGGATAAGTATAATCACGGACCTGAAAGCTTGTGCCTAGCGGTGTTTCTCCACAGTTGAGCGGTGCGCCGATTTTACGAATCACCTCACTGAAGGGACGGAGTGTAATATGAAACCTGACTGTATTAGGACCACTGCATGATATAAGGGGGAAGGCGGTATTAACGTGCTTTGCAAACCAAAAAGGTAAATAGCAGTATATGTAACCATCTTCACTTACAAGTACATTATTCACCGTTGGATTAACGTATGAATTGTAGATGCCATCATCATATGCTACAGCGGTAGTGACACTATGATTCATCTTATTCCACGTATTGATCCAGTCACCGCTAAATGTTTCAATAATAACACCGTCTACCTCCATTTCTGCTTTGGCGATTGCGATGGTGCCGAGACTTTGTGCCCAAACGAAAAAGTCTGCTTCGTCTAAGGGAACTAGATTTTGGATATTAGGTCCGATGCGATCTGCGGTATTTCCAGGTAACCAGGTAAGCGGTTTGAGTCGTAGGGCGATCCAATTTAGGAAGTCACCCTGCCAGGGCCAAGGTACGGCGAAGGTAATACGCTGCCCCCAGTTTGGCGAGCCTTGAAACGTCCAGGTCGCAGTCTCTTGGGTAAAATTATGGTAGTGTTCATTTTCGGGACGGAATTTAGTTTTTGATGAATTGGGTGGATAGACATATTCATCAAAATCGGAGCGGTCAATCAATGACACGATCTTCTTTAATTCACCGACGGGCTTAGCAGATGTAGAAGCCATTACCTTCGTCTTCTAGTATGTACTTTAGATAAACCGGGCTTTATCTAATTGGTCCATTGGCTTTCGCATACATTACAGATGTACTGGAACTTGAGATTTGTAGGGTCGGTTTTGATGTAAATGACGTCGCGCAGGTCGGCATTCGCTATGGAGGGGCACTCACCGTTGCGGCAACTGATGGTCTTGACGTGGGGCAACGTCGGGTCCTGGCGCGTGTAGGCGTTTACGGTGATACCGGATGCGGCACCACCAGCGGACGAGCCTGAGCGGAAGTTCGTCTCCAGGACCAGGGCGTCCTCCTTCGTAGTGGGCTTGAACGGTTCGGAGTGTCCGCACGTATTACACTTGAGATTTGCGCTAGTCGGTGTGATATCATAACCGTACATGTTATCGCACCGAGTACAAAACTTCATTTATACCTCTATACCTTCTGAGGATTTCAAGTTTAAGCCATCAAATTTTGAAGCAATGGACATACAGAAAACGAGCACCGAAGGTGCCGTTTTTTGTATGATTCATTGCGACCAAGCGACTAAGCCAGCGCCTGAGCATCAAGGGTGAGAGTTTCAAGTGTGCGATGGATCGGACAACGGCACGTGCGGTCGTGGATTGTGGTATGGACACTGTACATCATAGAAATCTCTTCATCACCCTTGTAGGTAAATCTAACATTATGAACAGATACCAAGCCATCGGCACGGGGAGGCTCTTGGTTGCTAACAGTATAGGGGTTTGTAAAATGCTCGGCAATATAATCGTCCGTTACATTTAGACTGCCTAGGGTATGTAAATAGGCAATGGTAATGATAGCGGCATCTGAAAGTGTAGCATTTGTAAAGCTGGCGATTGGGTGCCCCTCATCTTCACCGTAAATCAGAGTCGTAAATACCGACATTGTTATAGTAAAAATACTGATATATCTTTAAATTTAAGAAGAGCACATCAGACACTCCTTCTCTTCTTTTACCGGTGCTAACTCAGGTGCGACAGGTGCTGCTGCCGGCTCAACGGTGAACTTCTGTGCCGATGCTACCGCCCGTGTGCGCAGATAGTAAATACCGGTCTTGAGTCCCTTGCGCCAAGTGTAGAAGTGCATAGATGACAGCTTGCGGAAATCGGGGTCGCCCAAGAACAGATTTAACGACTGTGACTGGCAGATGTACGGTCCGCGATCCGCCGCCATATCAATCAACGTCTTTTGTTTGATTTCCCAGACGGTCTTAAATACGTTTTGGATATCCTCGGGTACACCGTCTACTCCAGTGACCGAACCGTTATTGCGAATAATGGCATCCTTTATTTCAGTTGACCAGAGACCGCGTGCGAGGAGCGCCTTGACAAGGTGCTTGTTGAGTACGATGAACTCGCCGGCAAGGGTACGACGCGTGAAGATATGCGTCGCATAGGGCTCGATACATTCACAGTTGCCGAGGATTTGACTCGTGGAGGCGGTTGGCATTGGAGCAATAAGTAGGGAGTTTCGCATGCCAATGCGGCGCACAGTGTTGATAAGCCCATCCCAGTCCAGACCCTCATCTTGAATTGGGTTAATATTCCATAGATCGGGCTGTAACTTACCCTTCCACGCTGGAGAGCCGACAAACGTCTCATAGCGCCCCTCCGCTGCTGCAAGGTCGCAAGACGACTCTACCGCTGCATAGTACATATGGGCGAAGATACGCTTATTGAGCAGCGCTGCCTCTGCAGACTCCCACGCCAGTCCGAGCATTGCGAAGACATCCGCCAACCCCTGAACACCGAGACCCACGGGGCGATGACGCTTATTGGAGCGCTCCGCTTCGGGAATCGGATAGAAGTTGATATCAATGACCCGATTGAGGTTCTTAATCACAACACCAACTACCGAGCGGAACTGCTTGAAGTCAAACTCCCCACCGCGCACAAACGCCGGTAAGCTCATTGAGGCAAGGTTACAGACCGCCGTTTCATCCGGCGCCGAGTACTCCAGAATCTCCGTACACAGATTGGATGACTTAATGACGCCAAGGTTCTGCTGGTTGGACTTGAGATTCGCCGCATCCTTGTACAGGAGATAAGGCGTGCCGGTCTCAATCTGCGACTCCAAGATAGTGAACCATAGCTTCTGTGCCTTTACCGTCTTGCGCCCGCGTCCCTCCGCCTCATACCGCTCATAAAGTGCCTTGAACTCCGCACCGACAACATCCGCCAAACCAGGTGCCTCATTAGGGCAGAAGAGCGTCCAGTCGCCACCGGCGTCCACGCGCTCCATAAAGAGGTCAGGAACCCATAGCGCGTAGAACAGGTCACGAGCACGCTCCTCCTCGCTTCCAGTATTGCGCTTCATCATCAGGAAGTCTTCAACGTCGGCGTGCCAGGGCTCAAGGTACATTGCAAAGGAGCCGTTACGCTTCCCGCCACCCTGGTCTACGTAGCGAGCCGTGTTATTGAATACACGGAGCATTGGGACAATGCCGTTGCTAATGCCGCCAGTGCCCTTAATCAAAGACCCCGTCGCACGGATGTTAGAAATGTGGAGACCGATGCCGCCGCCGTACTGACTAATGAGTGCACAGTCCTGTAGCGTATCGTAGATTCCACGAATGGAGTCATCCTTCATTGCCAGTAGGAAACACGACGAAAGCTGAGGACGCTTGGTACCGGAATTGAACAGGGTAGGCGTAGCGTGGGTATAGAACTTTTGGGACATCAGGTCATACGTTTCAAATGCGCGCTTCAAATCCGTGCTCCATAGACCAAGGGCAACACGCATCCATAGATGCTGCGGACGCTCAACAACACGTCGGTTCGTATCACGGAGCAGGTAGGCACGCTCTAGCGTCTTGAGTCCAAAGTAGTCAAGCATAAAGTCGCGCTCGTAGTGAATATGCGACTCAATCAAGTCGGCGTTCATCTTGACGAGTGTAACAAACGCAGGGTCAAGTAGGGATGCAGGCTCGCCCTTCTTATCGCAAACGGCATCCAGCACCTCCACGACGGCAAGCATAGTAGCGGGAGTATTCTTTTGGTGATTGCTGATAGCAACCTGGCTGGCAAGGTCGGCGTAGTCGGGATGAATGGTGGACCAGGAGTAGGCAAGGCTTGCGGTAATATTGTCGAGTTCGGTGGTTGTGATACCATCTACAATACGTGCCAGGACGCCTTGGGCGACCTTGGTAGGGTTGACGGTCAAACCTGCCGCTGCTTTCGTAATACGTTCCTGTACCTTCTCAAATGCCACATCCTCTTTGCGTCCGTCGCGCTTCACAACTTGCATGTTCTGTTCCATTGTTGCGAAATGTGTAAGCCAATTTCGGACGCATCTCAGAACTCAATTTTTTACCGCAACCCTAAACAAGATGGTGGCTGTAAGTTGGCTTGTATTTTCGTTTGCGGTATTTGCCGTTGCCCTTGTAGGGCTGTCAAATCTCAATAAATTTCGGCTACACGAAGGCTTTCAGCCCATTGAAGACCTTAATAATAATCGTTTCTGGTTCAAGGACTGGAAGGAAGATACGTTTAAGGGCGAACTGCCGGTAGGAGCACCAGACAAAGACCAGCTTTCGCCAGGTGATGCCTTCTCCGTTTCTACGGAAAAACTCCTCTACCCGCATATTCAACCGTTGGGTGTATTGGAGGCAGAGGCAGGCTGGGATAAGACCACGTCGCAGGTATGTTACCAGAACGATGCCGGTGAAGTGCTCAAGAAGACCCGGAATTACTTACAACGCACAAATAACTATCCCCGAAAGTATCCCGATTCCTGCTCAGCACCGTTCCACGAGTTTATAGGTACGTTCTATGCTCCCGCAATGGGGGGAATAGGACAGACACCGGCGGCGGGCACGAACTATCCTCGCCGAACCCAGTGCGCTAAGTAACCAATCATACACGTCCCACCACTCCAATAATTTGTATATGCACCACTGGTGTATATACAAATCAACGTAAAAATTAACATTAGTCGGAATCTACACCGAGCCAACCATTAGCTGCGGGAGCTACAACTGGCAAAGTCTCCTTATCGGAGTCCGAATCGGGTACAAACAGCGCCTTCTCACCGTAACGCCCATCCAAACGTGCCGCCTCTACCTCGCGCCAGAACTCCTCATATGCAGGTTGTCCCACTTCTGCCCACCAACGGCGGTTACGCGGAACCGTCTTCGTGAAGTAGTCATAGACGTACCAAACCGTTTCCTCCAACACAACCAGACCTTCTATATTGTTAGGAACCCAGGCACAGCATTCGGCAAATCCGGACTCCGTGGACGGAAACAGCGGACTGTAGCGGTATTCGTACGATTCAAGGTCGTACTTCTCCTCCATTACGGTTCCTTCCTCACGCTCAACCTCTACCATCTTAGGCGGTGCAGCAACCACGTAAATTTTACCCATCCATGGATTCTTAGCAGAAACTGCAGCAGAATACTTCGCATCTTTGAGCATCATAGATGTGAAACGCATCTCAATGTAGTCCACGGCATTCACATCGCATACCTCCGCCTGAAGCTGCATTTGGCAATAGTAATCTGGTGGAATAATACCGTTGAGCTCGCGGGTAATGGGCGACTTAATTTCAACAAGCCGTCCGCACCGGGGTCCACTGGTGATAATACCGTCAGGAGACGCTGCTAAACGCGGCAGAAACGGATGCCGAATACGTCCTAAACCGTCAAATACTTCACCTTCGGCAAAACACCGCTCGTAAAGGTCGCGTACGACAGGCTCAAACCGCCAGCCCCATTTGAACGCTGATAACTTTCCTTCGGCATCAAATGTGTATACGGTCTGTGAGGTTGCCGCTTGCTCGTGCTCATTGACAACTACCGGCGTTCCGCACTTCTTGGCGGCAACCAAACCCTTTCCATTCGCGGTTCCGTATACCACACTACCGAACTCGTGACCTGTTAGAAGCTCTAATGTTTCATTGTGCCATTGTGCGGATTTCTGTGCGGATTGTGGCAACTCTTTGAGACGCTTTACATTTTCAGGACGCGCTTCTAAATTTTTTAACGCGACCTCTTGGCAAAACAGAAAATACTCGTAATAAATCGCACGGAGAATAAGAATTGCGTCATTTTTCGCACGCGTAGATTTAAAGGCATTATCAATGAAGAATTTATTCGCCTCATTCATCTCATTATCTATCCAATCGGTTAGGTCATACTCATCGAGAAGAAGTGGCGGATCTGCTGATATCCAATCATCCAACCATAAAATGGATGCGGAGTAGGGCATTCCTATATTAGTGGACATTTTTGTTGTATCATAGGTCACTTGTTCCTCGTTTCTTGGTTAGACGATGTACTTCAATTTTGAAGGATGCCGAGTGTGTTGGATCTCCATCGCGTATTATTTTTAAACCACGGATACTTAGAATCTTTCCCTCCTCATAAACGAGCTGTTGCTTTGTATTAAGAAGTTTGGAATCATTTGCCTTTACTAACGCCTTATTGAGATTCTCCTTCTCCTCTATGGATAGTCCTGGATATGATTCAGCAAATGTACGTAGTTTTTGTAGCCGAATTCCACGCTCTAATCGTAACCAAGGCTTGGTGGTAGACGCCGCGTGCGATTCTGCTTCAAAGAAGTTTGTAAGGCGTCCCATTAATGTCGTGGGAGCAGGTGCCACCAGCAAGGCACCTGATATATCCGCAATCGGCGGAACAGACCCTGAAACATCAGCAATAGCTGACGGACTAAGGATAGGTGAGGGGGGAATTACGGGCAATGGAGATGATGCACGCTTCACTCGTCTTGTCTTTACACGAAACATTTCCTATTATTATATCTAATACGTCAAAGGTTTAGAACGACTCTGGTGCGAAATAATAAGTTTATTTTTTTGTATAACATGAGTATAAATGGCAAACAGTATTACTTATTATCAATCATATAATGATGCAAGTAGTAATACAAATCTACAAGCATATGTTCTTGTAGTAGATTCATATTTAATAAGTAATTTTAATATTAGTGAAGCTGTTATTGGAGGAACAGCATTTGTACAACAGGTTAACGCTACCAGAGGTTGGTTAATTTATTGGGCGGATGGTCCACCTGTTCCAGCGAATAACCAATCGCCTCCGACATGGTATTTGGGTCAAACATTAAACAATACAGGTACTCCTACTTATCGTCTATATCCCTCTCCATACCCCTGCTTCCTTGAAGGCTCAAAGATTCTATGCATGGTTGAAGGCAAAGAAGAATACCGCCCAATTGAAACCCTCCGTAACGGCACTTTAGTCAAGACCTCCCGTGATGGATTCAAGCCCGTAGCAATGATAGGACATTCCAAGATTTACAATCCTTCTAACGATTCACGGTCCACAAACAGACTCTACCGCTGCCCGACAAAGAACTACCCTGAACTCACCGAGGATCTCAT